TGGAGAAATACCCTTCTGTTTGGCAGTTAAAGTATGAAAAAATTTACGTTGGGCGTCCGATTTGTACATTTTTATATTCCGTATGATTTTTTAGGTTTAACATGAGCTAAGGATTTACCCGAATGAGCTGCCTTCATCATTTTTTCTTTACCATACTTTTTCATGCCAATTTTGGCAGCAACTGCAGCAGGATTTTTAGCTCCAGATTTCTCTACTTTTTCTTTTAGTTTTTTAAATCCCATGTACATATTAATTTCCAACTCTATTTACATTAATATTTGAGAAAGAAGCTCCATTGGGAGTCGCATTAAGAGATCCACCTGAATCTTGGAAGAGATAGACTTTTAACTTATCTCCTGCCAAAAGAGGTAAGCTAATTATTCCTTGAACTATTTGGTTAGAAACTGGTCCACCAATACCATTAGAATTTGCAAAATTATAAAAATCAGAACCATTTTTGTTAAGTGTGAATTGTCTTCTACCAGTAGCATTTTGATCCATTTCAAGCATGGAAGAGATTGTATATATCCCACTTACAGGAATAGTGATCTCACCTGTTGACGTATTCATAGAATTATGAGTATCATGATATTTAGAAGTCCATATTATATATGTAGGAGTAATATTAGAAATAGATTGAGATGCTGTTCTTGAATAAGATAAAGCTACTGTTTCTACTGAGCTAATATTAGATGGACCTTGAACTTGTTCAACAGCAAATACATTAGTTCCAGTACCTGTCAATAATGTTCTTGATCCTCCAGAACTTTGCGCAACATAAACCCCTGCATATTCACCTGCATTCAGTTTAATCGTTTGTGATAAAGTCTGTGACCACGATAATCCAGTAGAAGTCTGCGGATATAGCAATGTTCGAGCAACAACGGTAGAACCATTCTTTTTGAACATTAAGTCTAACACAACATTCAGAAAATTGGCACTATCCCAAGTTTGGGTCGTTGTTAGTCTGTAATAACCACTGACTGGAGCTGTAAAGCTACTTCCAGAAAAAGCCGAGTGAGTATCGTAAGTAGTAGTTGCATAAGGAACCGCTGTATCTGTACCAGTAGGAATAGAAGTTCCTGCTGTATTAGCTACGCTAGCTGCAACAACTCTAGTAGCAGCATCATTACTAAATAAAACATTAGCTCCGTTATAAAATTCTTCTACGATTAAATACCCTGAACCACCAGCATAACCAGCTACACCAGTTCCTGCTGCACCTGCTGCACCAGCAGCTCCTACACCGTAAGAATATGTTGCACTTGGAGAAGTAATAATTTGTTCAAAATAGCTACCTGAAGCTCCACCACCACCAGCAAATCTAGTTGCAGTATCGCCAATAGCTCCTCCACCTCCGCCGCCAGTATTAGTAGATCCAGTAAAAGTACCAGCAGATGCAGGTGTTCCACCAGCTCCACCACCACCAAAAACACCATTACCTCCAGATCCACCAACTGGAGTAGTAGTGCTAGCTGTAGCATAAACTGCTGTTCCTCCTGGTCCACCTAGTAATGAAACACTAGGAGAACCAGAATTAGCATTCGGTGTACCACCACCACCTGATCCAGAACTTCCTGTACCTACAGCTCCGCCGCCGCCACCACTTGCAGTATAACTACTAAAAGTTGTATCGCCGCCAGTACCACCATTACCACCGCCACTCGTTGCACTTCCACCACCACCACCGCCAGCTCCAATTGCAATAACTCTAATTGCCAAAACATTACTTGGAGTTGTGTAAGTACCAGAACCAGATGAAAATATTTGTTTAGTATTAGCTTTAGGAATTACACCATTTGCAACAACTTGTGGACCAACAGAAAAATTATCAAATTTAACAGTAAAATTATTAGTAGTAGCTGTTGCTGTGTGAATAATTAATCTATAACTAGTTGAATTTGGAGCAGTTTGAAAAATAGCTTTGAAGGTAGATGGAGTTGTAGAACTGTTAGAAATAAGAACTGCAGGAGATATAGGAATTAATGCTGCATTAGTTACATCATAAAGAAATGCTTCTAAATCAGAATTACCAGCATTTGTGGAAGTTGTTCCATCATTAAGAGGAGCAGTACTTGCATTTGAAGCTGTAAATGTTCCGGTATCAATTAAATAATCAAAAGAAACTGACAATACTTTTGCTTTGTCTGCTGCATCAATTGTAAAAGCGTAACCAACACCTTCACCTTGTCTATTTGCTGCTCCTGATTTAGTCCAAAGAAATGATCCTGTTCCTCGTAATGGAGTAGTAGGAGTTCTAGTCCAAGTACTATTTGGTGCTCCACCAGTTCCATCGACTGGAATATTTTGAGCCGCATCTGCATAAGTCGACCAACCAGTTGTGTCTACTTCAGCATTTGGATTTGAACTGAGATAGTTAACTCCTCCAGCAGATTCAACTTGCCAAGAAGGAATTCCACCTACAGTTTTTAAAACTTGATTAGCAGTACCAGCAGGAAGTTTAGAAAGAGTATTTGAAGCAGATGCATAAAGGGTATCGCCAGTTGTATAAGTAGATTGAGCAGTTCCACCATTTGTAGCTGGAAGAGTTCCAGTTACTCCAGTAGTGAGAGAAACATTTGTAACTGTATTTGTTGAACCAGAAATTGATTTATTAGTTAAAATATCTGTAGTATCTTTACCAACTAATGTATCAGTAGCATTTGGAACAGTGGTCGTGCCAGAGGTATTAAGAGTAAGAGTTCCTGCTCCACTAACCAAAGTAGCAGCTGTTGCACCACTAAGAGTATTGTTAGAGTTTCCTAAATTTTTATTAGTAAGAGTAGAAGTTTTAGCTTCTTGAACAATAGGATCAGCAGAAGAAGTGTATCCTTCATATTTATCAGTTGCGACATTATAAGCGATTTCTCCTTTTTCAGAAACAACTGAACCTGCTTGTGGATCAACCACTACTGATTTTTTAATTTTAAAACTATTTGTACTCATATATTATATTCTTTCTATATTCCAGAATTAAGTTTGAAGAAACGATTTTGCTGTAAATTTAAGTTTTCCAACATAACTTGCGCCGCTAAGGTTAGAAGAGGTATATTGAACTTGCCCAGCGTTTGTAATGCTAAATACAACTCCTGATAATCCAGTAAAATTTTGGGCAATAGTCCAAGTTGCAGCTGTGCTCAAATAAGTCACATAGATTTGACCGCATTCAGATAATTCTGATGATGCTGTTGATCGATATAAACTATAGGAAATTATTGCAGATCTTACTACTGTAGAATCAAAAGATAAACCAGTAATGTCAGCAACTGAAGCTTGATTATTAGCTACTGTAAAATTTGTAAGTAATATGTCCGAAAGTCCAACAGTAAAATTTAAAACATTAGTAATTGCTACTAATAAGTCAGAAAGGTCAGATCCCCAAGCTGGATTTTGACCCTGAACAGGTATAGAATAAGTAGAACCATCTATTATTACGGATATAGCCATGAAACTCCTAGGATCTCTATATATACTTGTTAATTTATTGGGGAATTTTTTAAAATAATCAGAATAAATCTAAGTTATTAGAACTTAAGGTATAAAGATTCTTTTTTTAGATTTAGGAGGATTTCCTTGTAAATGGCACCAACCTTCAGTATGATCTGGAGATTCTAGCCACAATCCTATTTTTTCTAATATATTTAAGTTATTAAGACACCACTCATCTAGTTTGCCGTCTGTATCTTCTAAATCAACAGCAAACGCATTAAGATGCTGAGAACCCATAGGCACCTTAGAAATAGCATAATTCGAACCTAATTTTTCTTTATAGATTCGAATATGATCTTCCATTTTTCTAAATCCACTAGTTATGGATCTATATGATCCAAATTTTTCCAATAAGTCATTAACTTTAGGAATAAGGGTGTTCATATTTTGAATTTGTTTATCATTCAATTCATCATACTTAGTTTGACCTAAGTACTCTAATACACTAATATATTTCATCATTTTCTATATGCTTTTTTTAATTCAGGACAATGAAAGGACCAATCCTTGATATTCCAACTATTTGACTCTTTTCGATAAGCTTTACCATTTTGTGGAGCTTCATCTTCGGGTTTGTTTCTGACAGCTCGATTTGCTTTTCTTTTAGGAAATTTCGTACTTCCATTTTGTTGATCAGTAAAATAGGGTTTTTTTCTACTTCTACTCATCTTCTGATCTAAAAATATTAGTAACTACTTCAAAATGTCTATAATCTTCCCAAATCATAGAAACAAAGACCTGTATACAAATAGAATTTTCGAATACATCTAATACAAAATAATAATTAGAATCTAGATCTTTATATCTTGCTTGAACAATATCACCACGTTTAATGTACATGTTTATTAAGTGGTTCAATTTTATCTAAATTAATTAGATCTATATCCCATCTATCATAGGCTTCTTCATTAAAATAGGTTCTACCATCTGAGGAAATATAAAAAACATCGCTTAATAAAACTTTATACATATTAGAAATATTAATTATGCATTGAGCTACATTTATACTATTTGAGTAATTAATAGATAAACTTAATAAAACTTCATCTGGATAATGCTCATCTATTATTAAGTAAGCAAAAGGAAGAACAGTTTTATCTTCTGCTACTACTAAGATATTATCATGCTTAAAATAAGTAAAATATTCAGCAGATAATATTTTTTGGATATCTAAAAGAATGGGTTGTTCCATAATCACACTTGTTAATTATAGCACAACTAGATATCAAATTTCCACACATATCCTTTATAAGATCTCTTATATTTAATAGCTTGTCCAATATTACTATTTTGAAATCCGGCCTCTTTAGCTTTAATAGCTGAGTTAAATTTAATAACTTCATTAGTTTCATTATGGGTGCCAATTACGGCTTTAGAATTCATTTTGGAAGTCTGTAGGCGTCTTTCAGGACGTTTAGAAGCTTCACCACCAGCTATTGCACCAGGAAGTCTAGAAGCGTTATATTCCGCTTCTGGAAGAAGAGGAGAGGGATTTTCTTGTTTCCATATAGTAGATATGACATATCGACATTTTTTGCAATAGCAATCAAAAACATTTCTATCCTCTAAAAAAGTATAATTTTGTAGTTCTTTATATTTGAAACACTTAGAACACTCTCTATTTTCTATATTATCAATAAGTTTATTAATTTTTGGTATTTTCATTCCAATAGGAAGTTTTTGAGGATTTATTTTGTGGTATTGTGCTCTAATTTGCGATAATTTTTCTTTTGTTTCTTCTGAATGGATGTAACCTTGCGTTCCTTCGCCTCCTTCTGTTTCGTTTGTTAGATCATTTCCAAGATCATTATAGTATTTAATCCAAAATGTTTCTTTATCATTTAATAAATCATAATTAAATACGTTCTCTATCACTATAACTTTAGGTTTTAGTTGTTGATTATATAAGGATTTAATCCAATTTTGTTTTCTATTGTGCCCTTCTAAAGAAGAAGGTTTAAAATGTTCATAAGGTCTATTTAAACCTGTTGTAGATTTGCCGACATATCTAATCACAGATGTTAAAGGATCTTGTAATCCGTATATTATATTTAATGAAGTTTCTTTTAAATAAAAGACAAACTTATATTTTTGTAACTCTAGTATTTTAAGGAGGTTTTCTAACTTTGCTTGTTCTATTTCTTTTCTATTATTCTTTTTTGCCCTGTCCCAAACTTGTTTTTTATGTATTCTATTTTTATCTACATCTTCATAATGATAATTTTCTGGAGTTTTTCCCAAATACTTAAAATTACTAGCTTTATAAACTGTTCCGACATGATTTTGAGTAGGATCTGCAAAAGTAACAATTGAATCATAATCTGTATTTATTTTAAGCCATCTTAGACATTTAGAAATAAAATAGGATTCAGAATTTTTTGGTGTGTCATCTATCAATACTAGTCTATTTAATTCAATAGTTTTATATCCTTTAGGAACACGAATATTTTGTCTAGAAGGATTAGAAAAAGTACATACACCAAGTACTTGATTATTTAATTTTAATAAAAAACCATAGCGTATAGACCCAGATTTTTTAGTATAGTGATTCTGTTTAATAAAATCTCTACAAATATTTTTGTTCGTGTCTAATTCAATTATAAAATCTTTTATCTTCATATTATTTATATTAAGCTAAATTTGTTTATTTGTCAAATAGTTTTTTAAAATGGCTTTATTATGTATTATAAGAAATAAAAAAGGGAGCCGATTTCTCAGCTCCCCTCTTAATTTTTATTAGTTATTAACTAACTAATTATGAATTTACGATTGCTGTTATAATGACATTTCTTCCAGGAGCCGCACAGAAGAGGGCCATGTCTGAGAATGCTCGGAGTTCAACCCCTGCGCTATTTTCAAGCTCACGGAAGAAGTTTCCTTCCATTCCAGGTCTCTTGAAAGTAACATCAGTGCTGCCTACTCTTGCAAATTCCTTAAGATCAAGGATATAAGCATAACCTTCTTTGACATAAATAGAAGGTTCGATAGTAACCATACCATTTTGTCCATAGAACTTGATGGATTTTCCACCGTTGTTCATTTCAGAAGGACCGTATGATTGATCATATCGTCTAAGAGCAGCTTGTTCAGAAAGAAGATCTGCCCAAGTTTTCGGGTTAACCATCACAGTTACATCACTGTCCAAGCCCTTTGCTACTGCAGAAGCAATAGCTCTTTCAATTTTAGCAAGAGAAAGAGAAGCTGAACCAGCAGAGTAAGTATTTCCAGACCAGAGCGAGAACGCACTAGCAGAAATGTTGAAAAGAGTTCCAGTGTTTGTCAAGATTTTATGAACACCAGCAAACTCATTGCCGTAAGCACCTTTATGCCAAATAACGTCAGTACCGGTAGTTCCAGCAGGAAGCAAATCAACAGTGACAGTTCTAGCAGAAAGATCTACAGAGCTAACATTAGCATTACCACGAGAAGTGGTACCAGCAGAATCACGAATTTCGATTGGCATATTTTCAGCGCCAGCCCAAATTCCAGGAGCGAATTCTGTAGTAGTAATAGTAATAACATTACCAGCTGTAGAAGCTACTGTGCCATAACCCATTTGACCATAAAGAAGCTCAATTTCAAGCTTTTTGGTGATCGAACGAAGCATGTTTGCAACCAAGAACTTGGTAGCATCCATAAATGCTTTAGAGCCGCCTTGAGCAGCACGTGAAGCAGCAGTATATCCAAGAACAGATCTTAGAACTACTGGGTTACCACGAACTTGAGCATCTTTAATCTGTCCAGCTACAGGAGCGTTAAGATTAAAAGCGTCATCATCGCTAGAAGCGAAGGTAACACCATGTTCATGTCCAAGAATAACTGGTTGATGGTAAAGATTACCAGGTTGTTTTTCTTTAGAAATAAACTCGATCATACGATAAAGTTTAAGTCCTTCAGGAATAAGATTTTCCAATTTGTCAGCATACGTCTCTTTGAAAAGACCGTTAAGTGTATCTGAGAAAGTATTTGCACTATTTGCCATATAAAATATCCTCTATTTATTAAATTAGTTTTTAAGCTTTAGAAACGCGATAATCAACAATCAATGTAGCTGTAAGACTAGTTGAAGAAAGATCTCCAGACCAATCAACAGATACTGCAATATTTCCACTAGCGGTAACACCAGTAGTAGAAGCACCTTTTCTGGTAACTGTAGCAGTTCCAGAAGAAAGATTGACCAACTGAACATCAAGCAACTTTTCAACAGTTCCTAGACTAGACATCAACACACCAAAAATACCATTAGCATCTACAGGAGTAGTAAAAGTAGTGCCGGTATCAATAGCTGTTGCTGCAGCAGTAAGACCTTCTGTAGCAAGAGTCATAGCAGCTGAAAGATCAGAAGCATGAGTTTTGCTAGCAGGGGTAGCGTTAAAGGTGATTGTAAAAGGGACAGCTAGGCGTTTTTCTCGAAGCTTATAATCTTCAACACCTGAATTTTTATCTCTATGAGACATGTTTATTCTCCATTCAAATTAAAGTTAGTTATTAAAATTAAAATACCATTTTTGGTTCTTTAATCTTTAATTCTCATGGCAGGTAGGGTAGACTATCGCTTTTGGTAGATAGCATCCCCTGAAGGGAAATAAAGTAGAGGACCACTTAATACTACTTGTTAATTTTTACACTTCCTTGTGTAAATAATTATTGACTTTTATAAGTTATTGATTTTATTGACTATTAAACTTTCAGAAAATCTCTAATAGTCTGTTTTTTAACGGGTTCTTTAGATTCAGCTTTTTTTGATTCTGAAGTTCCAGTAGATTTTACCGAACTAGAAGTTTCTACAGCTTTAGCTTTAGCAACATTCTTCTTTCTTAGTCTTCCTATGATTTCTTTACCAATGAAATCTTCTAATTGATCATCACTTAGAGCATTCATGAGCTCTTTAAATTCAGAAATATTAGTATTTTTGATAATAGGAGCAATTTCTTGAGCAGAAAGTTCAATTCCATGTTCAAGAGCAATCATCATCATTTCAGCCATACCTTTAACCGTACGCGCAGTTTTAGGTAGACCGCTCACATCAAGAGCAGATGAAATTTCACTTTCAAGATTACGTTCATGTTCTGCCTGAAGACGTTCCATCTCTTTAGCATTAAAAGATTTCTTTTCATCTTCTCGTTGTTGTTTTAGATCTTCAAGCTCTTTTACTAGTTTATCATGAGCACGTTGTTCAGGAGATTTTTCCATATCCTGAATAGTTTCGTTCATGATTTCCTCAGCAAATTTCTTAAGATCTACGCCAATATTTGGATCAGAAAGAACTTTTCTAGGATTTTTTTTAAGTTCTTCGATAAATTGAATAGCAGCTTTTCTAACTTCAGCTGCTTCTTGAAACTTGCTATCAGAAGCTTCAGCTTTTTGAAGATAACGAACTACATCCTCATCATTAGAAAGATCTAGTTTAATAGATTTTTCACGTCCATTAACCTTAAGTTTATATTCTTTAAGGACTTTTTCTTCTTTTTTTGTGAGTTTTTCTCCATCTTCTTTCTTAGCTTCTAGAACTTCAGCTTCAGTATCAGGAGGAGTTTCTACTAGATTGTCAGTATGGTTAGTGGAATTAAGAACTTCGGCAGCAGCTGCAGGAGCTGCATTTGACATTGCATCAGACATAATATATCCTTTATAGGGGTAATTTCTCCCATGCTTTATTGCGTAGGGAGGTTTATATCTACACTTGTTAATTTTTTATAAAGTCAAGCAAAATTTATACAAATTATTATAATTTTACTGATACCCTAAAGTTCCAGTAAAATCCGCGTTAGTTAAAATGGCGTTTGTTAGATTAATTCCGGTTAAAATTGCCCCAAACATCCGGCAACCAGTTAGATTTGCTCCCGATAGATTAGCTCCATCTAGCATTGCTCCAGTTAGATCTGCTTCAACTAAGCTAGCTCCAGCTAGATTTGCATTAATGAGGATTTTTCCAGCTAGATCTGCGTACTGTAAAGAAACTGCTTGGGCCACTGCTAGCTCAACTGCCATTTTCATCGAATCTGCTGTGCATTCAAAAATTACTGAGGAAGTCCATCTGTTCTTAATCTGTATTCTCATATAATCTCCTATGCTAGGATAAAGCTGCCGCCAGTTATAGCTATTGCTCCAACTTGAGTCATCAAACTTCCTTCTACTGTACAGCCTGCTCCTACTGATATCGCTCCGGCAGAAGTGAGAGCAAGGCCTCTGTAGATGCTACCTGCTCCAATTGAAAAAGCTCCTGAACAAGCTATAAATACATGTGATGCCAATGCTCCATTGAGCAATACTACAGATGCGACTGCCCCAATAGCAAAAGCGCCAGCAACTTGAAAAACAAAAATAGAATCGGGATTACCCTGAGCATCAAGATAGAGAGTGCCGCCGATTGATGCTGCTCCTGCTATTGAATAAACTCCAGGCAATAGAGTTTCTCCTGTGCCAAAAGCTGGAGCGTGAATTGCGTTCGTTATAGCCATTATCATTACATTGTTAAATAAGACAGGTAGGTATGCAGCAACTGAGGAACTAACAAAATCAGCGTTATGTATGACCACTGTCATAGGAAAACCAGAAACTACTCCCAAATTTGATCCAACTTCTATGGGATCAGTACCCAACGGCGTAAATTTGTTTACACCGGAGGCATCAACAGCACCTGAAGATGAAAAAAGTAGGTATGGCTTTGAAGATCCTCGATTGAAAGGATCTGTAATTATTTCTACCATATAAAGACCTTGGTATACGTTTGTAGACCCTACCTGCTCTATATATGCATTGGATAACTGTCCTTTAATTCTATATGTTTTAGAAATAGAGTTCAGAGTAGTTCCAGAAGAAATAAAGGCAACTCTTCCAGTTCCTTGTTGAATAAAATTAGTACTAAATAGATTAGGTAGGCCTGCAGGTATAGTAATGCTTATGTTCACAGCTAAATTATTAACTAGAATAGTTGAATTGTTGTCTGAAGATAAAAGAGTATAATCGCCCGTTATTATTTTTTGTGCGTGTTTAAGATAATCAAGAATTGTTTGAACATCTGATGCTCCAGATATCGCTCCTTGTATAGAATCATCATATGGAATAGCTGCGGCTACTGGAGTTATGATTACGTGACTCATTATGAACTCTCTGTTATTCTAGCGGTTTTACTGTTGGCAGAAGCCACTAACCAGACTTGAAAGGTGCCATATGGATTTATTGAAAATAAAATCTGTTGATTTTTATAAAGAGGGGTTCCTGTTGAGGTAGTTACAGCATTATCATATCCCCAATATATATTATCTAGGGCAGTTATGGTAAGAAATTTTCTATTGCTAAGTTTAGAAACTCCAACTTTTGCTTCATATGCAATGTTTGCAGTTGTTAAGGCTAGACTTCCATATACACCATTATCCCCTAATCCGATATAGACAGGGAATACAGAATTTGCGACTGCTTCAAGGTACTTTAATGCATCTCCATATATATATTCATTTATTCCATCAGACAATAAAACATTTCCATAATTACAATCTGATACTAATTGCGCATCTCTTGAAATTTGAAAAATCTGGGAAGAAGTAACTGTGTAGTTTGCACTTTGAGCAATTAAAACTGTACTGCTTAAATAACTACGTTGACCACTACTTTTATTATATATTATTAAAATCATTTTAAACCTCCACCCAAATTGCAGTAATCGCTACTAGCCTATTATTAGATGATGGATTTGCTACTATGATAATATTATTATTAGGTTGAACTGCTATAGTAAACTCATCTCCAAATACTACAGAGTTATTATTTTGCCCATTTTCAAAAGCAGATATTTGATTGCCTAAAACAGATAGTGTAGGCAAAGTAAAAGCTGTTATAGAACCACTAGCAGGGGAATTTCCTATATTTCTTTGTCTAGTTGTTAATGAAGTTCCATTTAGTGTGATAGTAGGGTTAGAATATATCTTACATTCTATAGATACATTAGTTACAGAAGCACCTAATGATATCTTAGAAATATACATGACTCTTCCACTACCAGATGGATTTTTTAATAACAATATAGGATTATCAGTTCCTGATAAAGCTGCATTAATAGAAGCGCTAGCAGAAAAAGTTTGATTATTCGTTAAATAACTAAAACTGGCAGGGGCAACAGTTCCCGTAATTCGTAATGATCCGGCAGTGTCTAAAGACAAAGGATTAGTTTGTGCTGTAGTATAGGTAGGTGCTGCTGTAGTGACTGCTCCTAAAGTAAGAGACCCAGTTTGACCAGAAGTAGTGCTTCCTTGAGCCAAGGTAAGAGTACTTGCAATCGTAGATAAAGAAGTATTTGCTGTTGTTTGATTAGCTGAGGTTGAAGCACCTGAAGGCAATGGTAGTGATACTGCTGATATGGGTTGTGTAACTGCGCTACCATCTACTTTCCATGCTGTAGTGTTAGCTGTATTTCCTGGTTGTACTGTCCAAGTTCCACTTTGTGTAGCAGCGACTGTACCTGAATCGATGACAGTATGTAAATTGGTGCCGGTAGCTTGAGTAACTGTTACTGTTGTTAATGGAGTAAGTGTTGTAAGTTGAGCAGCAGTAAGTACCACAGGGCTTGAAGCGGCGGCTAAGGCTTGTCCTAAAGCTGGGGTCTTTGAATCTATACTTGATAATGAGGAATTACCTGTAGTTTGAAGAGATGAGGTAGAAGCTCCAGTTGGTAGAGAAACTGTACCCGTAATGTTTCCTAATGTAGTGACTGCAGCTAATGTGCTAGCAGGTTTTAAAAGAGTATTTATTGAGGCGTCTTGAGTAGTTTGAAGAGCTGCTGTTGCCGCACCAGTAGGTAATGGCAAAGATGTAGCATCTACAGTTATACTATTACCACCATCCTGAATATTAACAGCCAAAGCTCCAGTTGAATTAGTTACATTAGCTTTAATAGAATCAGATACATTACCAATAGGAGTATTATCTAAAGCTCTAAGTTCAACTAATTCATTATCAAATGCTGATGTTGAATTACTGTCAGTTAAATCAGCCATTTTTCTTCCTAGATTTTTTAGGTTTTGGTTCTTCTTTAGAAACTTCAGGAGCTGAAGTAATAGTATTTTTCTCTTCTACAGGCTGTAAAGGCATAGGAGCTTTTGATGGAATTTGTTGAACAATTGATTGAATAGGTTCAATAGACTCTTTTAAAATAAACTCTAACCAATGATAAGCACGAGCTAAAGCAAGAGCTTCAAGACCTTCCATTTCACTAAATTTGGAACGTCGAATTAACTTTAACAAATTTTGAACTTCTAGTTTTTCTTTATTATCTAACTTCATAACATTTAAAAAAGGGGAGGAATTACTCCCTCCCCCTCCTATTTAATTAAGCTAATTCAAAAATCCGAACGGCATTACCAGCACTACCAGCAATAGCAAAGAAATTGATAGCTTGTCCAGCTTCAAGAGAGAGAGTAGCTCCCTTTTCAATTTTAAGGCCAGTAGTAGATAAAACTCCAGTTGGACCAACATAGATCGGATTAGAAGAAGAATTTTGAACCATAATTCTTCGTCTTCCTGCAAGAGCTGCTGGAAATGCAATTTCAGTTGCTCCAACAGTTAGTACTTGAGAATTAAGATCAATATTTGGACTATCATTGATAAAAATTCGTCGATACATATCTGATAATAGATCAGCTCTATTGCCAGTAGCAGAAACAGCAGCAAGTGCACCACTAACAGCCCTAGATCCAATTTTAGCTGGATTTTCAGTATCAGCGATGTTATCAGCAACAGTGCCTACTGGCGCTGTCCACAATGCTCCACGTGCATTTTGTTTCAAGTTACCATAGTCACCATCTGCAGAAGTGCTAGAAGCAAGAGTGTCTTGTCTTACACCACCAACAGATGCTAATTGATCTGCATCAGCTGAAGCGCTATCTTCAGCATAAACAAAATCAGAAGTGACATTAAAATCAGCTGCGACTATAACACGACCTTTATTATCAACTGCAATAGGACTATAATCCCCATTGGCAGAAGTTAAAGTTGTAGCAGCAGAATCATTTCTAACGGCCAACATAAATTGACCATTATCACCTGATGTATGTGCAGCATCTTCAGCAAAGATTCCACTAGTTGCACTTAATACAACATTAGCTTCACCAGCCGCTGAAATAAGCATAAAATCAGCGCCATCACCAATTTTAATACTATCTTGTGTATGAGAAAGATCTCTAATATCTAGATCTGTAGCAGAAACAGTTGCAGTGCCGCTAATAACCCAAGGACTAGTTCCTTGATACGCAGTTACTGAATCTGTAGCAAATGCTAAATCTCTAATATCAAGATTAGTTGCTGTTACATTAACATCATTAATGACATTAACGTCTAATCCCTCTTTACCACTAACAAGAGTAGATGAAAGTAAATCACCATCACTACCAGCTCTTAAATAAGCACCAATATTATCTGAATCAGCAGCATCTGCTGGATCAAAAATTAGCTTATCTTTTGTTAAACTACCCATTTTTTATTCCTATTCTAAACCCACTCTAGTATTTCTACTATTTGAGCAGGTTTATTTGTTTGAAAATATAACGTTCCTGTAAAATTAACGCCTTCAACTGTATAACTAGAACCAGCGGAGATTGTTATGTAATTAGTACTACTTTGAGTAGCTATAAAGGCTAGTTTTAAACTAGCAGTTCCTCTAACTTTAATAGTCAACATTTTAGTGCTATCTGTTAAAATCTGAGATACTTCTGTATTAGCTAAAGTAACAACAACATTATATATTGTAGGAAATTGTGATTGCTCAACTGTTGCCCTACCACGTATAGTGCCTGATACATTACTCAAGCTAACTCCATTATTTTAACTCTAACAGTTTTACCAACTTCGGTAATACCATATATAACAATATTATCTTTAATATCTAAGTTAAAACCTTCATTGGGACCAACTTCCCATCCTGCATTTGACCCAAGTGCTCTATCTGCAGTAACGCTCGCTGTAAAACCGACATATAATATATCTACAAGTGATAAATTAGTTAAAGATAGACTATTTCTCATACTTAGAGCAGTAGCAGGAATAGCTATTGCTGTGCTTGAAATATCTAAAGTTTTAACAGATCCAGCAACCGTTAATCCGCTAGGAGTAAATGTGCCTGTTATAGAACCTGCTATAATATTTACATCTAACCCAACATCAGGACCTATTACAGTGGCTGTTACTAAATTAGTCCCATCTCCAATTCGAATGCTATCGTCTGTATGAGAAATAGCTACTTCAACAGGACCTGGAATTACGGCAGTAACTGCAGCATCGACGCGTATTCTATCATTTAAAGGATCAAATACTCTATTGGGTATCTGACCTGGATCTAAATGTGATAAATTTGGATTTTGGGCCACAACTATTTTTTAACGTTCTAACGGTTAATAAAGCAAATCTTTTAGTTGTTCTATAAGAGTTTTATATTTTATCAAACCACTATTATTAAATTCTAATTTATATTTAGTCCACTCATCATCAGTAATATCAAAAAAATATCTACCTTTTCCTCTAGATATCACTTCATACTTTGCAATTTTAATATCTTTCGACATTAAAAAAGCACTGAACCATAAATCGGTGCCGCTCTTCATAATCTCTCAACTATCAAAATACTTAATAGGACTGTTTTAATAACTAAACCTACAATAAACAATCTTTTATATTTATGAGCTTTGGATTTAACGTCTGCTCTTTTAATTTCTTGTCCAGGTTGCCTAAAAATCATCTTTGCCATTTAAGTTCTCTTTAATTTCTTTTTTAAAAACTTAAATTTTTCTTCTTTTCCTGGCTTCTTATGAGTTTTCATAGCTTTTGAAGTAGCATCTGAATAACTTTCTTTATATAAAGGTAAAAGTGATAGAAAAGTATTTGCAGATTCAGCCATACTATTTCATTCGTCCTTTTGTAATCTCTTCTAAAAGTTTTCTTTTTTCTTCATCTCTCATTGCAGTTTGAGCTACTGATTCTGCTGCCTTAGATGTGGATCTTCCAGCTGCTTGAGTTGCCATTCCTAAGTCATGTCCTGTCATTTGTCCAGTTTCAGCACCACGTTGAGTTATATTCATAAGTTCATTATTAATAACTGACTCATCTGCAAATTTACCAGCACCTTGTCCAATAGCCTTTTTTTCTTGAAGCATAGGAATAAGTTTTTCTTTTAAAGCTGCAAATCTAGCTGCTGTAGGAGTAAGATTTTCAATAGGTTGTGCAGTCTTTGCCATAATATTACTACCAACAGCTCCAAGCTCATTACCAATAATACCAGCAGCATCTCTTGCCATTGCGCCGCCTAATTTAGCTCCAGCAGCTCCAGCTACATAATCAATAGGTGAATCTGTAGGTTCAATAGAATCTTGAGTTTCTTTATCGCCCGCTATTTTATCTAAAAAATTTCTTATAGTTAACTCATTAGTCGATTTTAAATCATATTTAGGCATATTATCCTTTTACGTTGCCTAGAGCCTGCTGTTGCAGTTCTGGATTTGGGAGTAAACCCGCATTAACTTTAGCTGGTTGTGGAATTCTAATTGGTCCTTGTAATCCAGGACCTTCAATATGTCCACCTTGTACTCCTGGTCCCATAAGTCCTTGTTCTGGAGGCATCATTTGACCAGAAGGAGAAGCTCCAGGAGGACCTTGTGGAGAAGGAGCAGCACCTTGTGGAGGAGCTAAAGGAGGTAATGGAGCTTGTTTTAGCATTTGAAGTGTGCCAGGATCAGTAGTTCGTAATAATTCAATGTGTTCTTGAATATGGTGTTGAACTCTTAAAACTAAATCTGCATCTTTTTTAAGTTCTGGATCAAATAATACTGATCTATGTCCATCAATATGTTTTTGGTGATCTTCAGTAAAAATAGCTTGCTGAGGTTCACCATCAATTAGAGCTTCATTTTCTGCTCTAATAAGTAAACTCTCATGTACAATATTTTCAGTAATTGCGTTTAAGTTACCAGTATTAATAAGATTTACATACTGAGCAGCATCAATTTGTTGATATTGAAGAAGTTGTTCTGCCATTTGAACACGGCCTGCGGTCGTTCTAGCGAGCGGATTACCTATATCAACTACAACTCTAGAGATATTAGAAATATCTTGAGATGTAAATTCTTTCATATAAGCACGATTAGTTTTACCAGCAATAGCAACAATACGAGGAGTGTGCGCAAAATCTTGAAGCATCTTAATAATAGCAGTTCCAATAGATTCAACTAATTCTACATAGGATTGTTGAAGTCCAGACATGAATTGTAATGCCATTGATTGAACTAGAGCCAAAGCAGTACCAGATTTAAGACTTGCTTCTGGTTGACCTCTAGCTACACTATTAACTCCTGAAAGAGTTTCCATAGATTGTTCGATCATTTGAATAAATTTAAAAACTTCAGCTGGAGTACTAGTAAGATTTAAAGGTTCTGGTTTTCCTGCAGCAGCATTGTAATCAATAATATTTAATCCGCCTGCTAATTGATTAACTGCGATGTCAGTTCCTCTAGGATTTAATACGTTTTGAACACCAAAAGCATTTTGATTTGTAGCCACTGTACTATATAAACTATTAAGAATTTCTTGAAGAGGAAGTAGATCAAACATTGGAGTATAGCCATGAGGGGTGCCATGAATATTTGAAGGAGCAATTCTAAATACTGGAAGAGTTCTATAAGGCATTGCAACATCTTGTAGAACAATGTCAGATGATACAAACATCATATATCGACCATCGGGCATACAATCTGTTCTATTATGATAGAATTCCATAATAGCGACATCATCAGTAGTATCTAAAAGTGTAGAAATTCCTAAACGAAATCTTTGCAATTCAGATTTAGTTTGTAAAGACTTAATTTCATCTGCAAATTCAGGATATTTTGCTGCTAGGTCATATTTATTTTTCCAACGTCTAATAAGAACCCAATCATGATTTCCTGTTTCTTTGGTTCCATCAAACATAACATCAAAAGGAGATAAATTTTCAAATATAATATCTCCTTCAAAGATTTTGGTTTTAGTTTCTTCAATATAATCTACTATTTCACCTTTTGTTGCATCCCATTCCATGACAACAAAACCACTACCATAAACAATAGCATATTCAACTGCTTGTTTAAGGTAGCCTTCTACTTTTTTCTCTCTAAGATAGTAATCTAAAATACTATTAGCTAAATAGGTTTGAACTAAAGACTTATAATCTGTATTTGTTGCTCTACAATCAAGCGCAGGACGATTTGAAACCGTCATTACGAGCATATGTGTTGCAATATTACGCCATTGATTTACTGGGAGATTTACTAATTCACCTTGTTCACCAGCAAAAGTTACTTGGTGTCCTGATCCCGTATCACTATAATAAGCACCATGGTACGCCATGAAACAACTTCTTAGTTTTTCTAAAAAGCCATTAGATTCAATAGAATTGGACCAGTTTTGTACTTTAGAATCTAAAATTGAAGCAACAGCGTTGCTATCTTTGGCAGCAAAATATTGGTTATCCATCGTAAACTTCCTATATATACTTGTTAATTTTTAAAGATAAGAGTATAATTATCTTTTTTTAGGAGTTAGTAGGTCTACAAGTTGCTTATTTGATTCAGATGAAGATTTTCGTGTGTTAAAAATCTTACTAAATTCATGGTGTTGTGAGTTTTTATAGCCGGGCCTCTCAAAATGACTTTCATTATATTTATCTAAATAGCCTTTTGGATAAGGATTTTTACTAATCTGAACATTTCTTATTAAATATTTTAAACTATCGATAGCATCAAAGTGGCCATTATCTGCAGATCGATCAAAACTTGTTTTAGCTTTATTCCAAATACCAGCTTCTAAATGAGTTATTAAAGTTTTACATCTAGGATTAATAAGTATTTGTTCATTTTCAAGCATCACTCTTACTTTATTAAGTGCTGCGTCAGCATCATCTTTTCTAGTAGGTAAAAATCTTAAACCATGCAAATCCCACAAATCTTTAATAACAATTAAATTATTATCGCTAATTCTAAGAAATGGAATACGCTGTTCTCCAGTTATTTTGTCTGTAAATACTTCAGCCTCTTTTTGTTTAATTCCATCGGCTAAAGTACTAGTATTAAATTTTTGTCCGTGAATAACAAATTCATCCTCAACAATAAGTTTTGCTTTAAGAAAATCATACCAGCCAAATAACACAACAGTTAAATCTTTCATACCTATGTCCATACCAACATAAGCATCATAAAAAGGAGCTCTATCAGTTTCTTTCACAATTATTTTTTTAAGTTCTTCATTAAACTCAGGTATGATCGCGTAATTACTATCTTTAATTATGTGACAATTATGATTAACTATATCATTACCTAAAAATACATTTCCATTTTTAACATCTAATATGTCATATACGTGTCTTTTTCCTGGAAATTTATTAATTTGTATTATTTTTTCTATACCATCTATAGTTAATAAGACATCACCAATTTTGTATTCTTTTGCTAGTTTCTCTTCATTAAATTTATGTTTTGTACTTACAAGAATTTTTTTATTATTTTCCGTAATAAATTCTAGGCATTGGACTAAACCATTATAACTAACACCATCAAAATCTTGAAATCCTGTTGGAGTTAATATCTGATAACCTTGTTTATTAAAAGCAGTTTTATTACCTTTTTTTCTGCTTTCAGAAAAACGTTTATTCTTATGTATTTTTAGATAATTCATATTTTAATTCTTTTATTGTTAATTGTCTAATTTTACCTTCAGGATCTTTTATAGTTAAGAGAGTATTAGCTTCAACACACAAATATTCTCTTCGAAAATCGACGCTATCAAGACCACCAGATTCTTCTACTAATTTGTCAAATTCCTCTTTATCAATATTTGGATTATCGTAAATTGTTTTGGTTACTAAATTACCTTCAATCCTAGCTTTATTAAGATATTTAGTAATAAAAGGATGAATTGGGGATTTAGGAGGAGTGCTTGCTAAAATAATCTTACCTTTGGTAGTTGCAGTAGTTGGCAAAATAATACTTGTAACAATATAAGGAAGATCCCCAACTAAGCCAGCCTCGTCAATAATAGCGAGATTTGAGCTACCACCTCGATTACTTTCAGCTCTTCCACCATCTAAGCCAATAAGTTCAATACGAGAACCATTAGGAAATACCCAAGCACCTTCTTGGGTCTTATACTCAGGCTTAAGTTCTATTGGACAGGTCTCAATGATCTCTCTAATAAGAGGTCTAATTATGTTTCTAGCATCTTTTTGCTTAGCGCAACAATACTTAACTAAAGAATTTGACTTTTTTAAACAAGTTTCTAGCGCTATTATACATAACGTATAGGACTTTCCTAAACGTCTCGCACAATTCCAGACAACTATTTTCTCTTTACAATCAATATAGCTATTATAAAGTTCTTTTTGGACAGGCTTTAGTTGCCAATGCAAAATGCCTTGATTCCACAACATGGCTCTAGCAGATTCTGGAGATATTTTATTTTGGTTTTCCATTTATAATCCGATGTAAAGGATTTATCTCTTTTTTAATTTCTCTAGTAAATCCACAAAAATAGCACTTAAATAAGATATTTGAATCACTATACTTTTCTAAAAATCCTATATGACAATGTGGACATAAATGATTTTTAAGAAATTCCTCGTAATTTTTATAAGACATTTATTTTTTTGCTAACTCTAAAAGCTGTGAATTTGAATAGGGTAATTGCTTAGATCTACCTTCTAAGGTATTCCCAGCATTATCTTTTTTAATGAGTATTTTATTTTTTAAGAGTAGGTCTAATTTTTTAACTTCTTCAAGAGATAGTTCTTGTCCTAAACTCCTAGATTGCAAAATTTCAATTTGACCATCAATTAAAGCTTCTTCTGGGGTTTTTATAATTCTTTCTATTCTATTTTCCCCAATAATTTGTGTGGTATTGGTTAATAATAGTTGAAGATGCTTTATTTCTTCTTCTTGCTTGGATATTTTATTATTAAGTTCGATTATAGTTTTATTTTGAACTTCTAAGAATTTATTTTTTTCAGCTTCTTCTTTGAATTCTTTATGTAAATTCTTTATGTCGATAATATTGCTCATAATTTATTTTTTTAAATTAAATCCAAAATTTAATGAACTTACTTTATCTTTCAATAGTTTATGTTGTTCTTCCATTTCGACTAGCCTATTTTTTAGATCTTTATTTACTTCAGGCTCTTTTTTATTGTGTAAAAAATGAAAGAAGCCATAAAGACAAGAAAGTGCAATGATTACAATAGCTTCACCTATGTTTGCACCTGTAAATAGTAGACGAACAAGAAAAGAAAGGAGTAAAAAGAAGGGAAGAGGCAAATATTTATCCATTAAATTAATCCTTTAAAGGGTATAATTATCAATAAAATCAACAAGTTAAAAAAAAATAAGTAGAGTGTGTGAACAGCTAGTTTTATTATATTTCCTTATTTAAGGATGTCTGCCTTACGACTCAAATATTCTCTATATACACTTGTTAATTTTATAAATGTCTGGTATAATATATATTATGAGCGCAAAAATATCTAAAAATGATAAGAGTTGGCTTTTAAACGTCATTAAGACTACAAGACCTCTAAATGATCTTGAATCAGCCCTTGTATTTACCACATTTGATTCTGAAACAAATCAAGATATTACTATAATTGAGAAAGAGATTGAAAATGAGAAATTCTTAAAAAAAGTTTGTCTATACAAGCTATTAACTTTCATCCCTGAAATTGGTTTTATAACTTTACTTTTTGATAAAAAGGTAAAAAAATCAAAAATGGAAGTGACTTCTTTATATTATAAATACTATCGTAATAAAATAAATTTAACAGACTTTCAAAATAAGTTGAAAATCTTACTAAAAGAAGGTAATATAGTATAATGAAAGCAATTTTAGAGTTTACACTTCCCGAAGAGAATGAAGAATTTAAAACAGCACAAAATGGAGCCAACTATTCCATTGCATTGTGGGATTTAGACCAATACTTGCGTTCTAAATTGAAATATGAAGAGCTTTCAGAAGAACAACACCAAGCATATCAGGATATTCGCGGCAAATTGTACGAATTAATGCAAGAAAGAGATATAGATTTTTAAAAGTTTTGGATCGTCTACGTCGGTTAGGATAGCTAGGTCGACAGAACCAGCAGAAAAAGGTTCGACTCCTTTTCCAAAATCCCTTTATGAGGCCCATATGAAAAAAGAAGAAGCATTAAAAAGAATTGAAACGGTGATTACCCAACTTGAGGGTATTTGTACTAATAAACTCATCGCTCAAATGATTATGACAGAGCTTGAATTTCTAGGTATGCTGCCTCCAAAAATCTCTAAAGTCAAAAAATATACAACTAATGGAAACATGTTTGAATCTATTGAGTATACAAATGAGTGGGAAAATACATGATTCAATTTTTTCACTTAAATAAAGATTCTATTTTCTATTCTGGAATTGAATGTACTCTAGCTATTAATACTCCCACAAAATCAGAACTTGAGAAATTTCTCGAAAATCACTTAGAAAGTTTATATCTTCCAGTTGGAATTACTGTCAAATCTCCAAAAGATGTGTTTATTAAAAAAATTGGAAGAGAAGAGTCATTAAAAAATATACAATCTAGAGAGTGTTTTTTTGATAATCTTTCCCAAGATGGAACAAAACATGTCTATAGATTTAGAGCCTCTATTGCCCATGCAAGACATCATTTTATAGCCCATCTAATATTTACCACAGTATTGGAAAGTGACAATGTTCAAATGATTACTGCAGAAATTTATCTATGATTATTAATGATATGCCAGTTCTTGAAACTTTTAAAGATTTGATGAATGAAATAGCTTATAATTGGAATTATCCAATTAATGCTATTATTAAAACAGAAGATGGTTGCTATGTAGTAGATAAACTATATATTCAAAAAGATGTGGTGTCCTATAAAACAAACCATTGGTATTTAGCTCCAGGAGTTTATGAACAATTTGAGATCTTCTATGGTCTTTTACATCCTATTAACTATCACGAAATACGAGAATTTTAACTTGAAAATAGTAGCAATTTCCGATACACATTCAATGCTAAATAAAGTATCCTTACCTGATGGAGATCTATTAATCCATTCTGGAGATGCGACTTCTGTTGGTCAAATTATAGATATTGTAAAATTTAATCAGGAACTAGGCGGCATCAAAACCAAATATAAGCATGGTATTATCTTTATTCCTGGAAATCATGACTTTCTTTTTGAAAGAAATCAACAATTAGCTAGAGATATAATGACCAATGCTAAAGTTCTTATAGATGAGTCAGTTGAAATTGAAGGAATTAAGATCTATGGATCTCCTTGGCAACCAGAATTCAATAATTGGGCATTTAATCTGCCTAGAGGAGAAGCTTTGAAACAAAGATGGTCTACCATTCCTGATGATACAAACATATTAGTGACGCATGGCCCTCCTTATGGTATATTAGATAAATGTCCTGATGGTTCTTTAGTTGGATGTGAAGAACTTTATAAAAGAGTTTTTGAATTGAAACAACTTAAGCTGCATCAGTTTGGCCATATTCACCATGCATGGGGAACTAAACAAATAGATAATATTACATTTATAAATGCATCCATTTGTACTGAAAACTATAAACCGACGAATAAACCCTGGATAATTAATATATGACAAGAACAATGCTTATTTTAGAAGATGCTTATGGTGATAAAGTTAGAGTTTCTCTTGATTCTATTCAAGGCTATAGAGCTTATCAAGCAGATATGACAGAAGTATATTTTCCAAATGTTTCAACAATTTTTAAGATTTCTGTTGAACAACTTGATGCTATTTTGATTGAATGTTTATTTATGGTTAAAAAGGTACATTAATATGTTTACTCGTGGAGCCTTCTATAGGCATAAAAGCACTCTTGATACTGATATATATGTAGTTAAAGTACAATATAGAGGAACAAATTATATTAAAATGAAAGTAAATTTTGTTGATAGAAAACATACAGGGATTTTTCAATTAAATTATCATGCTAAAGTATTAAGAAAAGATTTTCATCTTTGGCAAAGAGTTCTATGATATTTACAAGTCTAGATTTAGAGCTTAATAAAGAAGGAAATCAAACTACAGACATAATCCAAATTGGAGCTGTCATTGGAAATATTTATACTGGGGAAATTCTAAAAAAACTTAGGCTTTATGTTAAGCCTTCAAAGCCTCTAGATCCTTTTATTATTACCCTTACTGGTATAAAGCAATCAGATATTGATGAAAAAGGAATAACTCTTCTAGAAGCTTACAATGAATTAAAGAAGTGCCATATTGATTTAAAGTCTCATCATAGCATTATTCAATGGGGTGGAGGAGATGAGAAGGAACTTAAAGAACAGCTGTTAAAACAAGGAATGCCTTTTTATGACTGGTGTTTTGGACGAACTTATTTTAATGTCAAATCTTTATGTCAATCTATCTCCAAAGCTAAGAAGCAAAAATTTCAAGGCGGATTAAAGAAATACTGCCAACGACATAAAGTAATTTTTGAAGGTCCAGCTCATGATGCGCTTCAGGATTCCCTTAATACCTTTAAACTATATGTAGATTTACTAAAGAAATTAGAAAAAATATGAGTAAATTAGATACTAAAAAGATTTATAAACGAGGAGTTCAAGCTCATGAATGGGCAGCAGACGTAAATCCCTCTAAAAAACAAAAAAAGCAAAAAGTAAAAGAGCGCCAAGACGGGAAGAAACAAATTAAGAAAGAGCAGTATGAGTGAAGGAACAAAGCATGATCAAGGTAAGGAGCCAATTAGTTTGATTAGTTCAAAAGCTTTATTAGAATTGACCCGAGTTTTAGAGTTTGGTCAAAAAAATATGGAAGAGATAACTGGAGACAAGGCTTCAAATGGAGCCGTTGTTTTGATGCTACTATGAGGCATCTTCTAGCCTATAATGATGGTCAGAGAGTTGATTCTGAAAGTGGGAGATCTCATCTAGGGCATGCTATGGCCAACATTATGTTCCTTATTGAAATGGAACAATCTCAAACTGGTGAAGATGATCTATGGAAAGGTTATAAAAAAGAATGACTTTAATTCATTATCCCAATCCTATATTAGAAACTCCTTGTATTCCAATTAATAAAGAAGATAATATAGAACAACTTATTAAAGATATGACTGAAGTTATGATTAAACATAATGGTGTTGGACTTGCTGCTCCACAAGTAGGTCTTTCAAAACAACTCTTTATTATAAAAGATATTAAAGGTAATATTGTGCCTTTTATCAATCCTAAAATTATTGAAACTGATGGACAAACTATATTAAATGAAGGGTGTTTATCTTTTCCAAATATATTTCTTCCTGTGGTAAGAGCTTCTTCTGTATTTATAGAAATAGATAGTATAGACTTATTAGAAAGAAGACGAATAATGGCAGAAGGAATAGAAGCCAGAATCATTCTTCATGAGTTTCAACACCTAAAAGGTGAGACCTTTCTTAATAGTGTTAATAGACAATTAAGAAAATCTACTATAGCTAAAATGAGAAAGACATAAAATGATTAAATACCTTGTATTGTTACTAGCTTCAGTTAATTGTAATGCTTATGAAGGCACTTTCTTCAAATACGGCGTAGGATTAAATGAGGATATTAAGACAGTAAAGACATTTACTTTAGGATATCAAGCTCCTCTATTTGCTATTTTTGATTATCAACTAGAAGGTGGTATGTTTAATGATAGTAGACAAACTCAAGGAATCATTGCATTTAGTAATATTTCTATAGGTGTGTCATCTTTTACTACATCTGGTATATACGCTAAAATATTCTTTGGTCCGGCTTTAATAAGCCAAACAGATACAAGACTTAGCAGCATATTCGAATTCAATCATGACTTAGAATTTGGTTTTGTAGATAAAAAAGGTCTGTCAATTGGCGTTAACTATAAACATATGAGTAATGCTGGCATAGTTCTTCCTAATTATGGAAGAGACTTACTATTACTCAAAATTCAATTCCCTTGGTGATTTATGAAAGTAAAAATGAAGAAATATGAACAACTAGCAATAGAAAACTCTAATAAATATAAAGATTGGGCTCATGTTTGCATAGCAAAAGATGCATATTTAGAAGGATATAAACGAGCTCTTAAAAATGCTCAAGAATTTATAAATGAAAAGCGAATTGATTGTCAGTATTATTTGATGGAATTTGATGTTGGTACAGAAGAAGTTGAAATAGAATTTGAAGATGGGGATCATCAATTATCACAAAGAGCTTTAAATAAAATTGTTATTGACTCAAATTAAATAGTATGAGATTATTATCTCAGATGCTTATTAAACAAGGAGAAATTAATGACGCCTTCTAAGATATTTGATGTTCTTGATCTAGCCAAACGTGCTCGCAAACTTGGGGAAGTGTTTAATCCTTTATTTGTAGGTCCTCCAGGCGTAGGAAAATCTCATATCGTTCAAGCTTGGGCTAAGAAGAATAATCTACCCTTTATTGATCTTCGAATCGCTTATATGGAGGCACCAGATTTGATTGGCTTTCCTTCTATCGAAGTTAAGAATGGCCGACAAATTACAGTTCACAATCTTCCAGAATTTCTTCCATATGAAGGTGAAGGAGTTCTTCTTCTTGAAGAACCTAATAGAGGCACTTCAAGCGTTATGAATTGTCTCATGCAGCTTCTTACTGATCGCAAGCTTCATAAATATGAACTTCCTGAAGGATGGATTATTGTTGGTTGTATTAATCCTGAAGGCGAGCATTACGATGTAAATACAATGGATGCTGCTCTTCGTGATCGATTTGAGATGTTTCAAGTAACGTATGATAAGCATACTTTTCTAGATTATATGAAATCTGCTAATTGGAATAAAGATATTATTAACTTTGTTGAAGCCGGACTTTGGACTTTTAAAACTCCCGAAGAACTTGGGAATTTGCCAGGAGCTAAGTACATTTCTCCTAGAACTAAATCTAAACTTAATGCAGCACTCAGAGCTGGATTTGCTCAAGAAGATGAACTTTTGATTTTTGAGACTGTTCTTGGAACAAATGTTGCAAAAGATTTTTATAACTTCAGACATAATGAATCTCCAGTAATGATGACAGATCTTAAAAAGAATCTAAAACAAGCTCTTGGACGTCTTAAAGTATTTTCAGATCCAAATAATTATAAAAATGGAATGATTTCTCTTACTGTTAAAGATATTCTTGAGGATAATACAATTACTGATGATATGCTTGCTGACGTAGTTAGAACAATTCCTGTAGAACAAGGAACAGTTCTTATTAGAGATCTAGAGCATAAACGAAATGATGATAATATTCTCTCAAGAGTTTGTAAACAACATAAAGATGTAAAAGATCTCTTTAGATCTATTATGAAATATGGAAAATAGATTATAAAAATTATCTTTTTAAAAAGAAATTAGAGGGTATGGTCAATGAGTGAACAAGAAGTTCCAATTTCAGATGATGAGAAAAAGAAAGCTTTACAATCAGCTATATTTCATCTTAGTAATCAACAACCATTCTATGGAAGTTTAGTTCAAGAAATAACTGTAAAATATACTACTTTTATTCCAACTGCTGGCATAACTTATAATGTAAAACAGCATCAATATGAAATTTATATCAATCCTTATTTTTTTCATAGTCTAACTACTGAGGAAAGAGTTGCTGTTTTTCACCATGAGATCCTCCATTTCACTAATAAACACCTATTTCGATTACCTTTTACTGATGGGACAATTAGTAATGAAGATAAAAAGCTATATAACATAGCTGGTGATATGGCTATTAACCAATATATTACAGGACTTCCAAAAGGTGGTGTTGAGGTAAAAGATTGGAAAATGAGTAATGGTTCCCCATTTGAACAGTACCAAAATATGGAATATTATTATGACTTGATCAAAGAAGAATCAAAGAAGCAGCAGAAGAATAAAGATGGTGATGAACCTGGTGAGCAATCAAAAGACGGTAATGAAGAATCTAAAGGAACTAAAGGCAACGTTCATGAGCAGTTAGATAAATATAAAGAATTTGATAGACATTTCTGGGATAGTTTGGATGAAGAAACTAAAAAGAAGATGTTAGAAGAAGCTAAGAAGATTATTAAGCGTACTATAGAAAAGACTTCTTTTAGTCATAGTGTAGTTCCTGATAGTATTAAAGATCTATTATCTGAAATTGATTCTCTATCAGCCTCTATTAACTATAAACAAATTCTTAAAAATACTATTAAACGAACTATATCTTGTGTTGATAGAGAAAGAACATGGAAGAAACCTAATAAGCGATATGGAGCTTATAGTCCTGGAACCAAGGTAGGATCTCTTCCTAAATGCGCATTCTTTAATGATAGCAGTGGAAGTATTTCTATTAAAGAACAAAATGAATATCTTAGAATGATGGATGAATTCCTAAAAGTAGGAACTAGAAGTTGTACTCTAGGATTTTGGCATACTTCTCTTTATTATAAAAAACCATATAAACGTGGAATAGAGCTTGATCAAGAGGCTTTACAATCAGGTGGAACTGATGTAAGATGTGTATTGGAAGACATTAAAAAGAATAATTATAATCTTTCAATTATTTTTACAGACGGTTATTATGATAATGTTGATATTAAATTAACTAATGAAATTATATGGATCATATCAAAAGATGGAAATTTAGATCATCCTTTAAAACATTTAGGTAAAACTATAGAATTGGATAAAATTAAATGAGTGACACACATACGTTTCAAGATTCAAGAAAGAAATTCACATTAACTGTTAAGATTGAATTTCTTAAAAAATGTGAGAAACCTATTGAATATGATGCATACGATTTAAATAATAAGTTCTATATGTTTAAGTTTCTTCATAATCCAGCTGGACCCGCACTTATTCGACATGAAGATAACTATGAAGAGTATTGGATTGACGGTAAAAATCTAGCCCATGCGAACCCTGAACTTAATAAAAAAATGAAACATACCAATAAATTTAATAAAAAATTAGAAGATCTATGAATGACAAATTTACGGGAATCATCCCACTAGATAGCCATTCTTCTGATATAAGATTTTGGGTTTATTATATTAATGGTATAGAAGTTACAAAAGAAGTATATACGATTCATATGGATGAACTTATTAAAAGATATAAGTTCAATAAAAAACTAAAGGAGATAGTCAATGAGGACGATAAATAAGGTAACTACTAGAGAATTTTGGGAAAATGAGACTGTCGTGCTTAGCGCACTCCGAAAGCTTGACCCAAATTGGGAATACATTGGCCAAATAGGGCGACTAAAATACTTTAAGCTTTATAGAGAAGAATAAAAAATTTGAGCAGCAGCGTGGAAAGCTGTGGATAATCAGGCAAGGAAACCTTTCAAGGAAACCTTTCAATGAGTTGCCGTGAGACTCGGCCAACCTGAAATCCCACTGGAGACACGCACCTTGCCTCCGAACGGTATTCGGAAGGTTTGCACCGGGATTATATAGTTCGACTCCTATACGTGTGCATCAGTAGGATTAGCACCCTACCTGCTCAATACTTTCTCTAAGTACTCAATTTCTCATAACAACTAGGACTACACACACGTTGTCTATGTGCCTTCTTTGGAACCTCAAGATCACAAACCTCACACCTAGTGTTACCCAAAGGCTTCTTCCCTGACTTCTTCTTAACATATGCGGAGAAGCAACTATAGCAGCACCTTCCATGCCATATGTTGCCAGCATCATCTTTATAAATAGATCTACTTTGAGTATTCAAAGTGAAATATTCAAATATCTTCTCTTCTTTACAAACTTTACAAATTCTTTTATCCATAAGTGTCGCTTTCGTAAACTCAAGCTTCTCAGTCGCTGAGCTCCTTCTATTACCCTTGTTAATTCCTACAATGCCCTACGATTACGATTTACAACGCAAGGCAATCATAGTATAATAGAAGACAGAAGAGAGGCGTGGAAATGCTGTGGGGTGGATAGGAAAGGCCTAGAGAGTGCGACTACCGGCACAGAAACCCACTGGAGACACGCAAAGGGTTGTTGAGCCCTTGATTACATTCAACACCGTAATCTAGTAGGAGTAGCGCCCTACCTCTTCTATTTTTTAGGAATGTATACTATAGTGATCATTAGAGGATCTTATGGTAAGCAGAGTTAACAAAAGGATACCTATGAAGTTAATAAAGATATTCTATAATACATACTTAGCCAAACCTCAGTTTGAATCTTCTCGCATGCAAGCTATCAGAAAAATCTATAAAATCCTAATGAGTAATAAATGAAGTTTGCTGTAGGAGATATAATCTGTGCTGAGCATGCAAATGTTTGTTTTTATGTCTTTATAATATCTCCACCTTATTATGGACTTAATAACAATTATGGAACTATCTATGAAGAAATAACTCTTGTAGATGATCAGTCAATCTTATATAGTAAGATATTTAGAAGATCTAATGAAAGCTAAATTCAAAGTGGGAGACATAATTTATCATGCAAGGACCAACGCTATTTTATATGTTTATCTCACAGATTATAATCATTATGGACTTTGCAACGGTTGGGGTCCATTTTTTGAGTGGATGATTATTGTGGATAAAGAATCAACTCTGCATAGTGAGGCCTTTAGGAATGAAAACAAGTAAGTTAATAAAGCTAATTATGGACATCCTTAAAACAACACAGATTACAACGCATTCAAAGAAGAGACTATTATCTAGACTTCAGGATCTTGCTCCCCTGCCCCCAGAACTATCTAGGAAGGCCAGAGAAGTGCTTGAGAAGAGAAAACAAAAGGTAGAGCAGACTCCTAAAAGGAAAATGAAATGAGTGACATATTAAAACAAGTTGACGAAAGAATTGTCATACATAAGAAAACAATGGTAGAATGTGAACAAAAGATTGAAAGACTCCTAGAGATTAGAACTCTATTATTAAATGTGTCTCCAACTACCTATGTGATATTTGATAAAATTAGCAACTTCGCTGCTTCAAAGCAATATGTTAGTGTGGAAGAACTTACCAATGCTCTAATTAGTATAGATAAGGATATTAAGTCAGTACAATTTACAACAAAGCTAGAGAAAGAAATAGAGTCATAGAATGAAGCCTATGTTATTAGAAATCTACAAAGGTTACCACATATATTGGGACATCTGCGTTATATATTGGGACATCTGCGTTGAAAGGAATAAGGCCTATTTTATGGAGAAGAAAATAGTTCATATACCATCTACTGATACTAGCAATATTAAACTAATCATAAATGCTTGGGAGAAACCTAAGGAATTCCAAGATAAACTAGAGAAGTTAATAAATGAAACCTAAATTTGAAGTGGGAGAAATAGTATTGAATAACTTAACTCAACAACTATGGTTTATAGAGTTTGTGAGTAGCTCTTTTTATACAATAAGAGGATTAGCTCATTCCAGAGGTTTCCTAGAAGTTAATTACTCATCCCATTCTAAAGCTTTTAATAAGGTTCGTTTCCTAGCTGATGCATATGAAGTTTAAAATAGGAGACTTAATAATATTCAAAAGTCTACCTTATCCTAATACTATTAGATTCGTTGCTTCCATATTCATATCAGAAACCGAGACTGAATACGGCTTAGTTGCACCATACACAAGTACTAATGACTTAGTTGCAATGGTTGATTGTATTTTTGTAGATAATAACTATGAATTGTATTCTTCTGCTTTTAGTTAGGAAATCACTGTTTACAACGCTAATAAGACTTGTGTGTGTGCAGATGTATATAAAGAGTGCAGTCAGCTCTGAGTCATCATACCCCCCTACCTTAGGCCTGCCTTTCTCTAATGAATTCAATAGGATGCACTAGCTACCCTTAGGATACATTCATGAAACAAAATGCTATTATGTTTCATCTTGGTTAGCTTGTGAATGAATAGAAGTGCAATAAGTATGTGATGTTATTCAGGATTATGTGCATCAGTGAATGATAAATTGTATGGTCCTCTCAAGGTGGACTTAATAATTTTTTACTAATCCAGATTGAACTTTATAAGTTATACTCTCTACATCAATCTTGAACTTATTAACTTGTATTAAGTTCAGCTTGTGTTATACCTTATAAGTATGATCACTTTATATATCGTTATCTGTTTCTTAGTAGGATTAGTTGTGAATGAAGGAGATCTTCTTCTAGCAGCATTATCACCATTGACTCTTCCAATGGCTATCCTTTATAAGATATTCAACTAACAAGACGCAAGTATAGCTTATCTGTATAAAATGAGATACAGATGACTTCCTAGGTAAGTTACTTTAAGATTCACTTAGATAGTTGTGTTCATTTAAGAACCTATTGTCCCTGGAGACTAGTAATGCTCTACCCATTACTAATCATTAACTGGCCTTCCGCTTAACCCTTAAGAGTTAAGTGCTATTTTCGCAGCTCTGTCCCATCTATTCTTAATTAAGCTTTAGAACCTGCTTAATAAGGTGTTTGCCCAACACTGTGTCACCTTAGTGGTTTGACACTTTTCATTAGATGATGGATTTTTTAACGATCCAGTTAATTCCAATGCTCTATACATACTTGTTAATTTATCGTCTTTTCTATTCAAAAATAGTTGAACATGTATATCCTATAGTCAAAGCATAGTTCTTATACAGTTTGTTGTAGTTGACACACTTAATAACTACTACTCAATTACCATTCATTCCTTGGCACGTGCTATGCATTTATATAGCAACAGACGGAGTGAAACGACATATGAGACTACTTATTAAACTAGGAATACATGGCAAGAGACACAAGATTAGAATCCAAAGGCTACTCAATTGGATGCATGACAACGGATTAGGAGCATAGTATGTTTAAACTAGCTATCTTAATATCCTTAATTATAATCAAGCCAACCATGGCCGAAGTAAAGATTACCCCTAAACATGTAGCAGTCATTCAAGCTATAGTGAATGCTGCAGACGTAGCAGAAGTGCCACGTGAGCTCATGCTAGCCATATGTTGGAATGAGTCAAGCTTTAGGACTAGTAAACGCATCTCTAGAATGGATGGCAGTAGTGTTTCTTATGGTATTTGTCAAGTAAAGTTGATCACTGCACTCTATATGGACAAGGTCTATAAGCATAAACATGTTGCCACATCGTCCAGATTGAACCAGGTTGATATAAATGCCTTCTATGCGGCCAAGGTCCTTAAGTTTCAATTGAAGCGCTACAAAGGCAACTGGAAGAGAGCTATTGATGCTTATAACAAAGGCCATGCCGTATCAAGTAAGAGTGTGTATGTGAATAGAGTGATGGACCATTATAAGAGTTTTAAAGTCTTGACTAAAGTACATAACTAAGTAATTATTAAGTAGAGGAGAACATATGAGAACGAATAAATTGAATAATTCAGATGAGGCTAATCATGAATAAAAAAGAACGAGAGGAAGTTAAAACAATGCTTATAGTTTATAGTCTACTTCTCATGAGTATTATAACTAACTTTTTATTTAAAATCTACGGATAGGAGTGCACATGAAACGAACTGAATTAGAATCCTTTTTAAAAGAACATGGCTACTACTTCTCTAGAGATAGTAAACACTGTTTATATACGAATGGTATAATCACTGTAGCGGTACCGCATCATAGAGAAGTTAATAAGTTTCTAGCCAAGAAGATAATGAAGACCGTGCTAGAAAATAATAACTATCACATGAGGATAGCAGCATGATGATTTATAAAGTATGGACAGTATATGAGAATGAAAGTAAACAAGGCGTAAAGTATATTACTTTCAAATACTATGTGATCAATACAACTACTAGTTCATTTCAATCTAGTTGGCCTACATTGAATGAAGCGGGAATAGTATGTAGAGATCTCAATGCGCTTATACGTAAACAAGCTTTTATCGAACGATCTCATAAAAGGATAGAAATATGAAAGTTGAATCGATTGGGTCTAGTTCTGGAATTGAATTAGATAATACTAAAACCATTGAATATATAAAGAATCAATTACAAGGACTAGCCGATAAACAAAACATTAGTGTTGATCAGTTGCTCGAGGACGTCTCTAGTTTAAATAGTTCTAATCCATCTAAAGAACGCATACTAAATTTAAAACGAAGATTGGAGGTTCTATCTAAATGAATATACTTAAATGGCCATCTAAAATCATACTACTTAGTATTATACTAGTTAATTGTGGTGAGTCTGTAGATAGTAGAGATATTAATTGTATAGGTACTTCAGGAAACACTTTACGTTGTAGTACTGGAAGTTGTTCTAAAGTTGGAGGAGTGGGTTGTAGTGCAAAAGTTGATGGTGTAGCTTGCTGCAATACTACCATAACAAACGATGGTACTAATAAGTGTTCTCTTGGATATTGTTGGACCCGTGAAAATATATGTTGTGCTCGAAGTACTCCCTATCCTTGCAAGGGATATTGTTATGCAACTAATGTATGTAACTACACAAGTCTAACTACAGCTTGTCATGATTGGTAATATATAAAGGATTGATGAATATGCTAAATACTCTATGTGAAATGTGTGGAATTCAACTGAAACGATTACTAGAGAATCTTATGACTTACTATGCTCATCTTTCTTTCTTTTAACGCAATTTTTCTTTCTTTCTCAGGAATATGAATGCAATATTCGTACCAATCTATCAATATCTTATTGCTTGTATTTTTTTGTTATTTAAACCAAGCCAAAAGTATTATTTGGCAAAAATACACTTGTAACCATTTATTTTACAAAACGCTTTCTCGTATTTGACTCGAACGCTTTACAGTATGTAAATCTTAGTGTTCACTAAAGTGAATCAAAGTATATTCTATATTTATCATATTTTGATCCAGAAGTAAATAGAAAAGAATAAGGCTTGCTTTTTATTTAATAAGGAGTTAATATTTATATATGAGCATTAAATTACTATCAAGTCTAATATTTCTTTTAGCAGGATGTGGACAAAGCATTAATACTTCATATCAAGATCCTAATGTTATGCTTCAAGTTCTTAAATTTGAAGGCTACTATAAAGTTAGCACTAAAGAAATTGAGATTGTATTCACAAATAGTTTAGATCACATACACGTAAAGAATTCAATAGGTGTATGTTTTTATGGACCAAGAAGAATAGAACTATTGAAACCTTTTTGGGACATAGCTAGTGAAAAAGTTAGAGAGGCTTTAGTGTTTCATGAATTAGGACATTGTCTATTAAATCTTGAGCATAGGAATGAAAACTATGCAGATGGGTGTGCTAAATCATTCATGAGATCTGAAACTTCAAATAGAGAAGAATGTTATGACAAGCATTATGAGGAGATGGTGAAAGAATTATGGACTTAAAGAAAAAATTTGCTTTGCTAATATTAATTTTGCTACCCTATTTAATGATTGCTGTTTTTATCAATGACTTCATTAAGCATCTTGAAGGATTACAGATTAACTTTGACAATACAATGGAACATGTCTATTATTTAGGATGCATTGATACAAAATCAATAGATAAGATTCAATGCAAGATACGTGCTAAACTTGTTACATTTGAAATTAAGAGAGGATTTAATGAAAAAAATTAATTGTGAGAAGCATGGAGAAGTGATTGCAGTTTGTACTGATTCTATTCTTTTAAGATATAATTGTGTTGACTGTGAACAAGAGAAGAATGATAATAAAGATAAGGATGGAAACATTATATGAACTATAAGCACGATGAAGTTATTTATTTTTTTACAGAAGATTTTTCTCATAAAAATGAACACAAAATGAAAAAGTGTCCTTGTGATGATCCTGATTGTAAATTAGTAATCTTTGATAATGGATTTAATAAAGATATTAATTTACCAGCAAATGTTCTTCAAGTAGATTTTATAAACAAAAGGAAAATTTAATGATTACTTCTAAAAAACAATTATCAATTTTACATTTAAAAAATAAAAAAGCAAAAGATTTTAGGCTTATAGCCAACAATTATAAAGAGCTAAGAACTTTTGAACAAATTTTAGAAGGAATAACTGTATTTTCTATAATAGGTTTCAATAACATGGGAGTCACATTTCCAAAAACTTCTGATGGAATTAAAAAAGCAAATCGAATGGCTAAAAAACTACAAACATTAGATTTCTATGCTGAAGTAGATGTTAAAACTTTGTCAAAAGCTCTTTTAGAGATTCAATGGTAAATATGAAATTTAAATGTAGAACTTGTTTCAAATTTAGAGATAGAATACGTAATGGAAACATGTTTGTTAATAAAAAGAATAAAAAATGGAAGAGTTTACAATGTCCAGATTGTATAGCATCAAATAATTCTAAAATAGCTAAAGAGGCGAGACTTAAAGCGAAACTAGAAGAAGAACTGGAAGAGGCTATGTATGGATCTTTAAATATGTTTCATGATCACAGGACTTGTAGGAATTGTAAAAATAAGCTAGAGACAAGCAGATGGTGGTATTGTTCTCTTTGTAAACCCTTCACTGTTAGTGATGCTTGGGATGATTATATTTATACAAATTCTATTGATAATCTATCTGAAATGAACTATTTTACGAGCATATGAAAAGGATTAAAAATGCTTAAAGAAGAAATAAAACTTTATAAAGATAATCAAGGATACGTAAATCCCTATTTAGTTAATACAAGTCAAGGACGTCAATCTGATAATGGAACAATGTTTTCTTCTGAATATTATATCATGCTATCTAAAAGACAAGAAGACACTGAAAGGGATGCTGATGAGTGGGAGGTTTTAATTGCTAAGTGTATGCCTATTCCTGGTCTTACTGTACGTTATCCTGGTGATATTGCTATAGATGCTCCAGATAACATTTATGCCATACTAGCAGCTTCTAAAGTATTAAATAGGCCTCATGTTGCAAAATCTATGCTAGATTATGGATTTAAACATAGAGGATATTATAATATTGAAACTCCAACTTGGAATTGGGCTGGACTTCAATGGAGACAGCTCCAAATGATATTTGCAATGCTTTGTGCTTCAAATACTTATAAATGGTGGAAGTTTTGGTATTGGCCTTTGGAACTATATTCAGCATTAGCTATTGCTATTTCTTGTATGAACACTCCTACTTATGAAACTGACCCAAGACGATTGAATTGGCTATTTATTCAATCCGTAAAAGAAGATTCTTTGCTTTGTCGATTAGCTGCTAAAGTATGGTTTAAACGACTAAAAAAAGATTATGATGTAACAGAAAATGCAATGAGAGTAGTTGCAAAAACTTATTACCAAGACGATCACCCATTTGCTAAATTTTGGATGGATTAATATGATTGACAAACTATTAAAAGGCTTATTTATTTTAGTTATTTGCTTTCTAATCTATTTTACTGGTTGGTGTCAAGGATTTAATCGAGGCTACGATGTTGGAGAACAGATTACTAAGCAGACTTATAGGATACAATAATGTTTAAAAATAATTTCATACAAATATTAGATGTTAATGATAGATCAGTTTGGATAGATTATACAAAGATTATATGTTTACATAAAGATGAAGGCAACCCAAATCAAATTAGAATCTTCCTGGAAGGTAAACAAATCTGGCTTGATATAAGTATAGATAGCTTTTTTGATATAATAAACAAGCATGAGCATAACTTAAAATTTAATAAGTCTTTAGAAGAGATTATTAGTTGACTTTTAATAAAATATAGGTAATATGAATATATGAGAATTGAAGAATACATTGAGAATCTAAAACGTGGTGTAGGAATTGCAAAGGCTTTGAGAATTGCAGAAACTAGGATGAAAGAAACCAATCCTAAAAATTGGGAAGGAATTCCTAGAAGTGTAGTTTACTTTGTAAAAGATAAGAGACAAAAAGACCAACTAGATGTAAAACATCTTACTTATCTACATAACTGGTGGACAGCGGTTTATTTTAATATGAAAAAGAAATATGGTAACTAATTTAATATTGACTCTAATTTGGTCTGTGATTATAAGTATTCTTGGTAATATTTATGGTCTATCTTTCTCTACAAGATTACTAATGGTTGTTGTTGGTGGTTCAATTGTAGGAATTCTATTACCTATTAAACCTAAGAAATAAAGGAAAAACTTGTGAATTTTAATGATGAATTCGAATATGAAGCTAATGACGATCAACTTTTTTATGTAGAAGTTCAAGGTGAAGTTTCAGATGGTGAAACTCATATCCAAGAAGTTACTATTTCTGATGGAGTAAATAAGATCGAATCTGATCATCCTTTGTTTGAAGAAATTTATGCAGAGGCTTTGAATAGGGAATATGAACCAGAAGTTCATGGACGAGATTTTGATTATTATGATTCTGATTTTAATAATTTTCTAAAAGAGACGTGATTGGAAATTAAAAAAGAGGATATAGTAAAAACACATTTAAGACCTGGAGATTATTTCTTTGTCTTAAAAAGAAAAAAAGACATGATCTTAATTTCTACATATAATTTAGGAAATCATTGGATTAGAGATATATTTTTTGAGCTTGTGACTTCCATTTTCCGAAGGAGAAAATCTTGACTTTATTATCTTTTGTATTAATGACTTATGCCATGGCTTATGATAAACCTTCAATTTCAAACATGCTTAAAGCTGCAGAGATCAAATATGAGATACCTGAAGGACTATTGGTAGCTATAGCTGAAGTTGAGTCGGGAGGTAATCCTAGGGCATTTGTGGCAGAGGATGGCAACTCAGGATTAGCTTCTCATGGATTGTTACAAGTTCAATTAGCATCAGCCAAAACAGTTGGATTTAAAGGTAAATCAAAAGAGTTGATGAGACCTGATGTTAATATTGAATATGGAGCTGCTTATTTTAAATGGTTATTAGAAACTCATAATAAAGACTTGTCATGGGCATTAACTTGTTATAATGTAGGTGTAGGACATAGAATGTGCAAGAATAAGAAATATTCAAATTATCCTGCAAAAGTTCTAAATGCCTATGTTAAGTATAACCTAAGGAGTTTAAATGTATCTAATTAATAAAGATTTTAGTGACCAACCAATTTCAGTTATTAAACTACCAAATGGTGGATATAGATTTTATCCAATGAATATTGAAGCAATTACAGTCTTTCTTGAATTTGAAAGAGAAAAAAAGACTAAAAAAGAACTTAATCATTGTGGTGCGGTTTAAAATTTGTGATATTAGCAATATTCGTAGTTGTAGTTATTTTACTTCTATTATGGTTTTAAAAGGATTATATGACACCTGAATATGAAAAAGAGATTCGAGATTTATTGTCAGAAGACTGGTTTATTGATAATCCAAATAGTGAGGTAAATGAATTCATTCAAGAGCTTTTTGTTGAAATCGATAGATTGAGAGAAGAGTTATTAGAAAATAAATCACTAGATGATGCCGTTAAATATCTACAAAAATCTACAGCTCAAGCAAATTATAGTCAAAAATTAGAAACTAAACTTGATATCCTTTCTACAGACTTAGTCAACAGAGAAGCTATTATAGGTACGCTTAAGTATAAGCTCGATTTGGCCGTGGCGGCCGCAGAAACCATTATATCATGGTGTGAAGATCCTGATCGCTGTAAAATTGCTGAATGTCAAATAGCAAGAGATGCCCTATTAAAGATTCGAGATGTTCATGGAAAAGATTAAATATAAGGAAGGAGATAGAGTTATCATTGATGGAATAGAAGCCGAAGTTTGCGCGATTTCTAGGAGTGGGTATGCTTATCTAGTTCCTTTAAATGATGGAGATCTTTATCATTCTGAGTACACTTTAAAAGGTGTAGTATTTGCAATTTTAAATACTAAGGGTAAAGATAGATATGGAAAAAGGGCTCAATCAATGATTAAAACTAATTGTGGAGCAGTATGAATAAACTTTATTATTTTCTTCCAGCTTTCTTTTTATTAACTTGTGCACCCCAAATATTGAATAGTTGTTTAGTAACAAAGATCAATGGTGTTTATATGGTAAAATGTCCAGATGGATCTTCTACTGAATTTAAGGATGGACAGAATGGCCACTCAGTAGTATTTAATATTGCTTCTGCTGCAAAAACTCAATGTGTTAATGGTGGATCTATTCTTCTTATTGCAACAGATAAGAATGATAATGCTATATATGATAATGAAGATACCAATGTACAATCTGCAGTTATTTGTAATGGTGCTAATGGATCAGATGGCACTAATGGAACAAATGGTACTAATGCTCCCCCAACCCCCTTCACTCCTGTAGGACTTATAGATCCTTGTGGTAATGCTCCAAATATCTATGATGAGGTGTTTCTTAAATTGGCAGATGGAACTTTACTAGCCAGTTTTTCAGATAACGCAAATGGGAAAAATACTAGATTTAGTATTATTACTTCTGGAAACTATATGACAACAGATGGATCAAACTGTTATTTTTCTGTAGACAATAATGGAAATATTTATAATGAACATTACTAAAAAATCCTTTCAAGAAATAGCTGATGATGTATTAGAAACACACAAAGAACTATTTGAAAACTTAGCCTCTATAGAAAGACTTGAAAAAACTAACCCCTCTCAAAAGGAATTAGAAATAGCTCGATGGCTTCTTGATAACAAAAAAGAGTTATCAGAGAAAGTACAAGAGCACCATAATAAGGCCTATCACTTACTTCCTGATTCATTAATTGATATTTATATGGATAATTTTAGTAATAAAGGCGTTGATATTATTAAAAATGAAATACAAGATATTTTTAACTTGACTCCAGAAGAGATGTGTAGTATTTTAACTAAAGAGTTCATAAAAACTGTTCTGGGTAAAGAATTTCTAGAACCAACAAAAGGATAATAAAATGGCTGAACGAGTAAGATATAAAAAGATGAGTGATAGTTTGCTAGAATCTGTGAGAGTATTTTCGCATCCAACTAATGGTGCACAATATAAAGTATTGATCAATAAAGCAGAAGATCAATGGCTAGTAGTTGATGCTGAAACTGAAATAGTTGCAGCAAGCGGAAGAAACACTAATGTTAATAAGCTTCAGCTAGCAGCTAGAGAAGCTCTTGTAAATTTGGGAGTTACTCTTCATACAGAGAAGAGACGAGAAAGAACTAAAAAGACTGCTACCGCTTCAGTATAAGGTCGCGTATGTTTCAACCAACAGGATTTGCTCAAGAGATATTTCGAGATCGTTATGCATTCACTCCAACGGAAACATGGGAACAATGTGCCCTTCGTGTTGCGGAACAAATGGCAAGAGCAGAAGTTCCAGAGAAACAAAAGATTTACTTAGATAAGTTTTATAATATTTTAGTAAATAACTTCTTTGTTCCTGGAGGAAGAATATTATATAACTCTGGAAGAAATAATCCTCAACTTTTAAATTGCTTTGTATTAGGTGATAAACTTGATAGTAAAGAAGGTTGGGGAAATGTAGCCAAAGAAATGGTTATCACAAGTATGACGGGCGGCGGATGTGGCATTGATTATTCAGATGTGCGTCCTAAAGGTGCTTCTATAACTGGACAGAAAGGCGAATGTCCTGGTCCAGTTGAGCTTATGAAGCTTGTAGATGGTTGTGCAAAGCCTGTACGTGCAGGAGGCCAAAGGCGAGTCGCCTTAATGTTTAGTCTAGATTTAGACCATCCTGATGTGTTAGAATTCCTAGATGCCAAATTAGAAAAAGGTATGCTAACTCATGCCAACGTATCTGTACGATCTAAAAAAACTTCCAAATTTATTAAAGCAATTAAGGAAGATGGAGATTGGGAATTGTCATGGAAAGGCAAATACAAAAAAACTATTAAAGCTAAAGAACTTTGGAATAAAATTGTCCAAAATGCTTATGATTCTGCTGAACCAGGATTTCTTAATTGGGAATTAGTTTCTAATGAATCAAATATTGGATATGTTGAAGATTTGGTTACTACTAATCCATGTGTTATAGGGGAAACAGAAATATTAACTAAAGATGGATATACTAGAATTGATAGTCTAGTTAATCAAGAAGTTGAAATTTGGAATGGATTTGAATGGAGTAAAGTTACACCCAAAATTACAGGAAAAAATCAATCGGTAGTAACTGTTTTATTAAGTAATGGTTTGAGCTTAACTTGCACAGATTACCATAGATTTGAGATAGCTACTAATTATACAGGAAATCAAAAATCTATCTTAGCAAAAGATTTAGAGCCTGGAATGAAACTTATTAAACATAATTTTCCTATTATAGAACATGGGGCTAATTTACGAGATGCTTATACTCAAGGATTTGTGGCAGCAGAAGGAATGGAACTAAATAAAACCTTGTATGTTTATAAACCTAAAGAGATCTGTATAAGTAGATTAGAAGGTATTAAAAAATCTAGTTGGGAAGAAAATAATAAAAGATTCAGAATTATATTAAAAGAAATTCCCTATTCTAAAAATTTTGTACCAATTGAATATAATCTAAAATCAAAATTAGATTGGCTTGCCGGATTGTTTGATGGTGATGGGTGTGAGCTAAAAGAAGGAGGACTACAATTAGTATCAGTTAATAGATCTTTTTTACTAAATTTACAAAAATTACTTACTACAGTTGGAATTTCTTCAAAAATATTACTATTTCATTCTGAAGGTATGCGAATGATGCCTAATCATAAGGGAGGCAATCAAGAATACTTTTGTAAAGAATCATATAGAATATGTATAGGAGCATTTCAAATACAAGAACTTAAAAAATTAGGATTTAAATGTGAGAGACTAAAATTTGAAAAATCTCCTAATAGAGACGCTTCTCAATTTGTTACTGTAGTAGATGTTACTGATTCTGGTATAGCCGACACAGTTTATTGTTTCAATGAGCCCTTAAAACATTTAGGCATTTTTAATGGGATTATAACTGGTCAATGTGGAGAAATTGCTTTATCTTCTTATGATTGTTGTTGTCTTGGCCATCTTGTTTTACCTCGTTTTATTACCAATTCTAGTATTGATTATGCTTTGCTTGCTGATGTTATTCGTGCTTCAGTTAGATTCTTAGACAATGTCTTAACCGTTAATTCTTATCCTCTTCAAGAAATGAGAGATAAATCTCATAAACTTAGAAGAATCGGGCTTGGAACAACAGGACTAGCTGATACGTTAACAATGTTAGGACTTCAATATGGAAGTGAAGAAGGTAATAAGTTTTTAGATAAACTTTATAGATTCATTTCCAAAATTGCTTATGAGACTTCTGTAATGCTCGCAGTTGAAAAAGGTATGTTTCCGGCATGTGATCCCGATAAGCATGTAGAATCTGATTTTATGAGAAGAATGCCTAATAAGATTAGATCTTTAGTTCGTGAACATGGGATTAGAAATTGTGCTATATTAACTCAAGCTCCAACAGGAACAGTTAGCATTCTTTCAGGAAACTGTAGCTCAGGAATTGAGCCTATGTTTGCTCCAGTATATGAACGTAGATTTTGGAAAGATAATGAAAGAAAAATTGAACTTGTATTTCATCCTTTATTTGAACAATATATGAAGCAAGGAAAAGATGTCAGGCATTTTATTGGTTCACACAATCTTTCTGTGAAGGATCACCTAGAAGTACAGCGTATTGTACAAAACCATGTTGATAATGCAGTTTCAAAAACGATAAATATTCCTAACACTTATTTAATAGAAGATATGGAAAGACTTTGGTTAAAATATTTGCCATATTTAAAGGGCACCACTTTTTATAGAGAAGGAACTAGAGGATATATTGATGAGAAAGGGGTAGAACACCTACCTCCATTAACCCCACTTTCTTTAGAAGAAGGTGTTGCCAGATTTAAAGAGTCGCATAAAATCAATTCTGAAACTGTTGATGATTGTATTTCTGGAATTTGTGAAATATGATTTACAAAGGCTTACAGCTCAAAGTAAAAGATAATCATGGATATTTTAGATCCGCAACAGTTCTAGATCCTGTAGATCTATCTCATTCTGAAGAATGTTTATGGTGGGTTCAATACAGTGTAGATGATAATACAGAAGTCACTGTAGTAAGTGAAAATGACTTAATAAATTGGAATAGAGTATTTCACTGTGTTTGTGGCTCTGAAAAAGTAGGAATTTCAAATAGACATTCCTATTGGTGTGCCAAATATGAAAAATTTAGAGTATAAATCTAAGGATAATGTTCTATATCCTGAATTTAAAAAGAAAAAAGTCTCTAATTTTATTATAAATGTCTATATGGCATTTGTATTCATTTTTACTTTCATATTACCATTTATTATTATCTATTTGACATTGTAGTTATTAAAGTGCTATAATCATATTTTATGAAAGAATTTAGTTTTATTTGTTTATATTGTAATCATAAATGGAAAGAGTACTTATATATACTTCTTTCCAGTAGAAAATGTCCAATTTGTACAGATAAGAATTTAATCATAAAAGAAGTAAATGATGATAAAACAGTGGACTATTATGGAAAGAAAAAATGACACAAAAACTATCATTTAGTGCAATAAATACATATACACAATGCGGTAGAAAATATGAGCTTCGTTATAAGAAGAATCTAAGAGGTAAGTATTTTCATGCAGCTTTAGCATTTGGATCTGCAATTGATTCTTCTCTCAATGAGCTTCTATTAACTAAGGATTTATCTAAAGCAAAATTAGTATTTGACAAACAATGGAATTTTCAATTTATTAATAAGAAATATACGTCTTTACCAAGTTATACGGACATAGTTTATGCTGAAGCTGATTTTGATGAAGAATTATTAACTGATGCTGATAAGAATGATTTGCATGTAACTCTTTTAAATTTAAATGTTGATGGAACTTATTTAGAAATATATAATAATGTTCTAGAAGAGAAAAAAAGCAAAGGCTGGGATAATTTAACTCTAGAAAAAAGAAAATTCTTTAATTATACTAATTGGCTATCCTTAAGACAAAAAGGATATATAATGCTAGAAAGCTATAATAAAAAAGTTATGCACCAAATAGAAGAGGTCCTTGCTGTTCAAAAGGAAAATTATCTTCAAAACTCAGATGGTGATAAGGTAGTTCAATATTTAGATTTAATTGTAAGGTGGAAAGATGGACAAAGCATATTATTTGACAATAAAACTAGCGCTAGGGACTATGACATGGATAGCGCTGCACGCAGCCCGCAGCTCATCAGCTATTATCATGGCGCTAAAGAAGAATATGGATTAAATGCCATAGGCTTCATAGTTTTAAAGAAAAATATACTTAAAAATAGACAAAAGATATGCAGCATTTGTATCAATGATGGAAGTGGAGGTCGTCATAAGACTTGTGATGCTACTATCAATGGAAAACGTTGTAATGGTAAATGGAATGAAAGAATCGACCCAGAAGCTAGCATCCAAATTGTTATTAATAAAGTAACAGACGTAGCTGAAAATTTAGTACTTGAAACCTTTAATGAAGCTAATGATGGAATTAAAAAAGGTAATTTTTATAGGAATTTATCAGCATGTCAAAATGGACCTATAATTTGTGAGTATAAGAATCTTTGTTGGAAGAATGATTCTAGTGAAATTGTAGATATGAGTAATGAAAAATGAATAAACTAATTTGGTATCCAATTACTAAAAAAACATACACTCATAAAAAAGCTTTAAATTATGCTAAAGCTAGAGGATTAAGATTACCAACTGTTGAAGAAATTAAAGAAGCTATTAAAAATAAAGAAGATTTAGGTAAAGTTTCATTCTGGTCATCGGAGGTTCATCCAGATGGTCCCGAATTCGCCTTCGTCTTCTTGGACGATGGCTATATTCTCAGCGACAATCGTGACTTTGGCTTATCGGTGCGCTGCGTGGAGACTGAGAAAGAAAAGTATAATAAAGAATTTAAAAATAAGCTTGATAATTTAATAAATGAATAGTATAATAAACATATTAGAACGACTGATAGGATTTTTAAGGAGAATATCGATGGCCAGACCTAAAACAATAACACTTGAGCATGGAACAGTTTCACTTCAAGGATTTCCAAAAGAAGTATCCGAAGCTCTTGCTGAACATATTAAGAACTATGGAAAACCTGCTTCAACAGAAGCAACTACATCTACAGTTTCTATTCCCACTTCTTCTGTAACAACACCAATCCCTGTCAATCAAGTTAGTTCTGAACTAACTGACACAGCTGTGGGAGTTAGACAGATTGGTAATAAATATGAACTAGTTCTAGTAAAATATAATGCACAGACTAAAGATGCCAGTGTGCTAACTGTAGAGCCCTATGAATTTAGAAGAGAGGCTATTATGAAGTTTAAGATGAAAGCTTCTGAATTGAATTTTGTTTAATTTCGTGAATATTATTAAAGATATAATAGAATTAAGAAAAATAGGATGCAAATTAATTGATATAGCCAATAGCTATAAAATTAATAGGTCTTATTTAAGTAGAATTATTAAAAGACAAGTTAGAAGGGATATATAATGAGCGGTTTAATTTATAAAAAAATGGCAAGTGTTATGCAAGAAATTGGTCCTGTGACAAAGGATCAAAAAAATGTAGCTCAAGGATTTAAATTTCGAGGAATTGATCAATTTGTTAATGCTCTTCATCCAGCTTTAGTTAAACATGGAGTTTTTATGGCACCAAGAGCAACTTCATATACACAAGAACTTAAAGAAGTACAAAGAAGTAGCGGAAAAAATGGCATTGATAAACATGTTAGTATTATGATGGAATATGATTTTTTTGCTGAAGATGGAAGTAAAGTTACTATTGGGCCTATTCCAGCAGAGGGTCTCGATAGTGGAGATAAAGCAACAAACAAAGCTCTTTCTGCAGCTTTGAAATATGCGCTTATTCAAACATTTGCTGTACCTACAGAAGATATGGAAGAAGCTGATAAAACTAGTCCAGAAATAAATTCATTCACTAAGACTAAACCAACAGCAAAACAAGAAGAACCAACTTCAATTACAGTAATTAATGGAATAGGGACAGTAGGAAAAGTTACTCTTGATACTACACTTTCTGGACCAAATACACCAGCTACCCCAGTCTCTTCTCCTAAATCAGGATTTGCTAGCTTTAAAGCAAATGGATCAGCTGGACCAGCTAAAACTTCTAACGGAATATTTTAAGGAATTTTTATGAATGCAGCAGATGCCAAAAAAGCAGCTTTAACAAATAAGAAACAAATGGAAGATAATCTTAAGCTTAAACAACAAAAAGCTAAAAATGCTGATGTTATTCTTTTATTGAACCATTTCAATACTAAAATTGAAGAAGCAGTTAATAAAGGAAGACTTAGCATTGATGTTGTTGAATTTCCTATAGATAGATTTTCAGATGATATTGTTAGGGAAGTAGCCGAGCATCTTCAGATTGAAGGCTACCGTCTTAGTATGGAGAAGCATAATGCATATCATACAATTAAATTCAATATTGGATGGGCATAATGGAAGAAATTAAGATAGAAACACAAACTGAAGAAAATAAGCCGCTCACTGAAGAGCAGCATGCAATGCTCGCTTTTGAGCATTTCACTGGTCTATTTCTTCAAAAGCTTAATAATTACTCTGGATCAAGAAAACAGATCATGCGAGCTATGTCTCATGGTATGGTTGCACCTCTTTCTAAAGAAGAGCCTAGATTTAGTTATGTTGAAGAAAAAGAACTTTTTGATTTGTATACTGAAGCAAACAGTGCTAAGCTTATTTTGATGGTTCATGGTCTTATTAAGTCAGGAGCTTTGCAGCAATTGAAGCCTTTGATGTCTGTTGGAGGTTTGACAGAATCAGAGCAGCAGTTAGCAAATATGACTTATGGTGATCAAAAACTTGAAGGTGAAGTAACTGTAGATGAGCTTAAAGAAGCTAATGTTGTTAGTGAATAAAGGAAAATAAAATGGCAAAGAATGTACAAATTGGTAGTGTGATGGTTTCTGATGATAAGAATGGTAATAAACGAATTTCTATTGGACTAGGTAGAAAGAATAAACCGCCTTATCAAAATAATGATGTGACTGTTGAAGTTCTTGTAAAAGATTCTACAGGAAAAGTTTTAGCTAGACAAACTGATGGATTTCTTAATCTAGTTGATCCACGTACTCAACCTGACGAACTCCTAAAACTAGGTCTTGTATCTGAAGAAACAGCAGGGAAGATGCGTGCATCAGCTGCTAAACTTCCAGAAAAAATTAAATATCAGGTAGTTTTGCCGAGAAGCTAAGTTTACCCCCTTATAACTTAGTTGTGTTCCTGAATGCCCGAGATAACATATTCCCCTATGCTTGTCTCGGGTTTTTTTATTTATGAAGATCAAAAAAACTATTAAAGCAACAGTTGGAAATATAATAAAACATAAATCTGAATACTTTTATAAAAGGTTTGGATATGGGTTTATTATTGAAATCGTTAAAGATGAAATATCAGTAATTTGGGGAATACTCGAATCTAGATCTCTTTATACTAAAACATATTTAAACAATATGGAATTAATAACAGATGTATTCAAAGTTTAAAAAAGGTGATATAGTAATTACAATGAATGATCAATATGAATTTCTTATGGATAAACCAATCTACGATAAAGATTATTATGGGAAATATAAAATTCAAGTTGGACCAACAGCTCATATTTCAGCAAAAATTGCTAAGTTAGTAACAAAAGTTTTTAGAGAGGAAGATAATGGAATATAGACGATTAACTGAAGGACTAAATGATAAAGGAAAACTTATACCGGCTCATTCTGATATATTTAGTTATATTTCAGATAGAAATAAGGATTACTATTTAAGCACGTATAAATATACCGAAAAACATAGAGAGCAGTTCTTAGAACATGGAACAATCGCAGGAATTACAGACGTAGTTACGGAGAAAATTTGGTGGGATTTTGATAGTGAGTTTGATCCAGACACCGCAAAAGCGGATACCATAAAACTAGTTAATAAACTTATCCTAAAGGGCATTGAAAAAGAAGATATTTTTATTGCTTTTTCAGGAAATAAAGGTTTTGGAGTAGAAGTAAATCTATTGGAAACCTACACACCAAAACAGATTAAAAGCATAGCATTCGAGCTAGCTGAAAATCTATCTACATTTGATACAAAGATGTATAATGCTTCTAGAGTATTTAGAGTATATGGAACAAGACACAATAAAACAGGACTGTTTAAAACTCCTTTAACTTTTAATCAGTTAAATGAGCTATCTTCAGATAACATTATGAAATTGGCTAGTTCATTTCCTAAATGGGACAATGAATTTAGATGGGATGCTGTGACATCTCCTTTTATTGTAAATAAAGAACATGAATCAATAATTGAAGAAAGAGTTGAAAATTTAATTCCAACTTTAGATTATTCAATGAAACCCAAATTTCTAAGTAATTGTAGATGGGCTATCCAAAATGGATATTTTAAACAAGGAGATAGAAATATTGCTTTACTTTGTTTAGGATCTACATATAAAAATATGGGATTTACAATTGAGCATGTATATCGACTTTTAAAGGGAGTTGCAGAACTGCAATCTAAATACAGCCAAACAGAAAGATTTTCAGATAGTGAACTATTTAATAATATTATTAAAGTAGTATTTGCTGCAACTTGGAATAATGGACAATACACATGCCGAGAAGATAAAAACTGGCTTCATACTTTTTGTTCAAAGCTAGAACATCCTTGTAATCATAAAACTGAAGATGAACTAAAGCCTAGAACATTTATGGATCTTAAGGATGATTTTAAACATTATGTTAAGAATATTCATAAGAACACAATCCTAACTGGATTGCCTAGCATTGATAAGAATGTATTTCTTTCAACTGGAGCTAACGTCGGAATTATTGGAGCAGCTGGATCGGGAAAAACTACAGTAGCTCTTGAAATCCTAAATCATACTTCTAAAGCCGGAGTAAGGTCTGTATGTGCAAGTTTGGATATGGCAAAGAATCGTATTTTTGAAAAGATTCTTTATCGTCTAACTGGTCATGATAGAACAGAACTTTATAGGATATTTCAAGATAATGAAGAAGAACCAATACTAAATCAACTTAAAGAAGAATTTGGTAATGTACAATTCTTTAAGAAGAGTTCTCCCACTGTTCAAGATATTAAAGATTATATTATTAAATGTAATGAAGTGAGTGATGAAAAGATCAAACTAGTTGTGATTGATTATTTTGAACGAGTATCATCTGATTTTAGTGATGATACCCAAGCTAGTAAGAAAGTAGCTGGCGAACTTCAGGATTTAGTAGATGATCTAGATGTGTGTCTTATAACTCTTGTTCAACCTAATAAATTTGCACTAGTTGGTGGACCAGATCAACCTATTTATGATTACACTAAAATTAAGGGTAGTAGTTTTGTTTACCAAGCTTTTCGAATCATTATTTCTTGTTGGAGACCTTTCTTTAATCCTAAAACATTTATGAATGATAAATATATGCAAATGGCAGTGCTAAAGAATGATCTAGGAGAACTTGCCGAATTTGAATTTAATTGGGAAGGTAAACGTGGCATAATCAGTGAAATGGAAGATTTTCAACATGCCGAATTTGAAGAACTTTTAAGACAAAAAGTAGAAACTAAGAAAGACACTCTTTTTTAATGAGATTAGGAGATATTGTACAACATAATATATTAAGAGAGTATGGATTTGTTTATAAAGTCCAATCTGAGAAATATTTTGTACGATTTCCTGGTAGATCTTTTGCTTATGTTTATACATATCAAAGTCCTCAAATGTTAAAAATTATAAGTAAGGCATTTAGAGAATGAATTCTCATTTAATAACTACATTTGAAGATTTTGAGAAACTTAAAGAGTATGTTTCTATTCAATCTTATGAATATGTAGTTCTCGATACTGAAACTGATGGTGTGATTGAAAGAAAAGCTAAACTGTACGGCATTGGAATATGTTTCACAAATGAAGAAGCCTTTTACATTCCCATTCGTAATTCGCGAACTGAAAAATGGTGGACAGTTGAGCAAGAAGAAGCTATTAAACAATTCATCTATGATTTAGCTATTAAATATAAACTCATAGGCCACAATATAATATACGATATTCTTGTTCTTCAAAATAATTGGGGATATGATCTTACAAGTAGTATCTTCAGTGATACTATCTTATTAAAGCATACTTTAGATGAAGAACGGCCTCATGGACTAAAAGAAACATCAGTAAAGTATTTAGGAGCATGGGCGGATAAAGCTCAGGAGGCTCTACATACAAATATCATAAAGAATGGTGGCAAAGCTACAAAGAATCATATGGAGATGTGGCGCGCTGATTCAGAGGTATTAGGAGTGTATTGCTGCTGGGATGTATTATTGACTCGCAAATTATTTGATCTATTCAATCCTAAACTTATAGCAGAAGGACTTCATGATCTATTTTATATAGACGAAATCATGCCTCTTTATAAAGAAGTGACTATTCCAATGAAGCAACATGGATTTCCAATAGATGTTCCTTATTTTAGTACCCTAAATGAAAATATCACTAAAGAGATTGAAAATTTAGAAAAGAAAATACTTATTGAGATTAGACCTTTAATTCTAAATTATGAACAAGAACTACTAAATGAAATGTATCCTGTAAAGAAAACTGGCCTATTTCCAAAACATTGTGCACAAGTTATTAACTTTGACTTACCTAAGAATAAAAATGGAGATATTACTTTATCCAAAAAAGAACTATTAAAGATTAATCAAGAAAATAGAACGCCAGCACAAATGCAGTATTTAGATTGGATTTTAGGAGATGGGGAATTAGATAAAGATTTGATTCTAGAAACTAGACTACTTTGGCACAATGCCCCAATTTTTAATCTAAAATCTAATGATGACTTGAAATATCTATTTTTTAATAAATTGGGATATGAACCTATCGGTCATACTGAAAAAGGCGAACCTCAAATTGATGATGAATTCTTAGAAAGTATTAAATCTCAACAAAGTTGGATTCAACTATTAGTTGATATTAAAAAACTTAACAAACTAAAAGCAACATATATAGAAGGAATTTTAGAAAGACAAATTGATGGAGTGATTTATACGAGCATGTTACAGTTTGGAACAACTTCTGGAAGATATAGTAGTAAAGATCCTAATCTTCAAAATCTACCTAGGGTAAAAGAAGATGATAGTGGTTTATCTGAATTAGTACTAATATATGTAAATAGCATCAAAAAAGGATTTATAGCTGGTCCTGGTAAAAAAATTATAAATGCAGACTATAGCCAACTTGAACCTAGAGCATTTGCTGAAGCTTCTAATGATAAACTTCTACAGCAATCATTTATCAATGGAGAAGATCTATATGGATCTATTGCAGTTAATGTTTGGCATCTAGATTGCAAACCAAATGAAGTTAAAAAGAAATACCCAGAATATCGACAGCAAGCCAAAATAATCGCTTTAGCAGTTGTTTATGGAGCCGAAGCCGGGCGCATATCGAAATTAATGGGGATTGATTATAAAGAAGCTCAACAAGTTATAGACGACTATTTAAATGCTTATCCTGGACTTAGAACTTATATGTCAGAGTGTAATAAGGAAGTTTGCACTAAAGGCGAAATTAGAACTAAATATGGACGCATCAGACATCTTCCTGAAGCAAAACGACTATTCAATGCTTATGGTTTAAAATTATTAGATAAACAATGGGCTAAAAAGCAAGGACTAGATGAAACTCGTTGGAAATTTAAAAATATGCTCAATTTAGCCAAAAATCATAAGATTCAAGGTTTAGCAGCTAGAATCGTTAATAGTGCTTCTATCGCTGTAAATAGGGAATTTAAAAGACAAAATATTAATGCACTAATGATAATGAATCTTCATGATGAGATAACTGTAATAGCAGATGAAAATCAATCAGAAAAAGTTAAAACTATTTTAAAAGATTGTATGGAAAATACTATAAAACTATCGGTACCACTTAAAGCAGATCCTATTATAGCAAATAATTGGTCAGAGGCTAAATAGAGGATTGATTATGATTACTACAGGTAGTATTATTTCAGGTACTTTATTTGTAAATTGCGATTCAGGAGCTCTTGCTATAGACAAACTTGAAAATCTATTAAAACTCCGTGGCGCCAATACATTTTGTGATAGCAATAATTCAGATAAATATTATATCTTAATTGAAAAGATTGAACTTGACGCTCTAAAAGCAGAATTACATAGACTGCAGTTCCAATTAAAACTTGATAATCTTATAAAAGAGTGAGATAATAATTGTATGAAAGCAATAGTCGAAATTCCTAAAGGTTCTATATATAAATATGAACTTAAGCATGGTGTGCTTATTTTAGATAGGGTATTATCTATTCCTTATCCAGCAAATTATGGATTCATTCCTAACACTCTAAGTGAAGATGGGGATGAGCTGGATATCTTTGTATATAGTGAAACGCCAATTCACCCTTTATCTCAAGTAAAGCTCGAAGTGCTAGGAGTAATTGAAATGCTTGATGGAGGAGTGAATGATGACAAACTTATCTGTAGGTTGGAAAACAGCTTTCACCCTGTTGATAATAGCTTTAGTCAAATTATTTATTTTTTACGTAATTACAAGGTCGGCACGGTAATGGGCGATATTGGAAATAAAGACAAAGCTTTACAAATTTTAGAACAAGCTAAAGTTAGGTTTAATACTAAATGAACCACACCCACCTATTGATTCGAGCCAAAGTTAATAAACCTCCAACGGATGCCATACAGCTAAATGATTGGTTAGCAAATTTAGTAAGTTTGATAGATATGAAAATTCTTATGGGTCCTTACTCTAAATATTTAGACGTTGAAGGGAATAGAGGCATTACTGGAATCGTTGTTATTGAAACATCACATATCAGTTGTCATTTTTGGGATGAAGAAAAGCCTGGTCTTTTGCAGATGGATGTTTATTCTTGCAAAGAGTTTGATAGTTCTATAGTAGAAAAAGCTTTACAAGCATTTGAACCTATTTTAATTAAAACTATTTTAATAGATAGAAATGATGGATTGACAATATGCAAGTCAAATTAATATCTACAACTCAAGGTATGAATGAAATGTCAGCTGAAGAGCTTATCGCTTATACAGCTCGTGTTTCTAATCTTATTAACCAAAACAATACAGAAACTGCCCCTAAGCTTATTAAATATCTTATTAAAAATAAACATTGGTCACCCTTTGAAATGGCTCATATGACTCTAGAAATTTCTACTTCTAGAGCTATTGCCCAACAAATTTTAAGACACAGATCATTCTCATTTCAAGAATTTAGTCAACGTTATGCAGAATCATCTTCATTTATTGTTTACCCTGCAAGACGTCAAGATAACAAAAATAGACAAAATAGTATAGATGATTTATCCGAAGAAGATAAGTTGTGGTTTATAAATAGACAAATGGAAATTCACCAACATTCAAATGATTTATATAGGCAAGCTTTAAATAAAGGAATTGCTAAAGAGCAAGCTCGATTTCTTTTACCTCTTAGTACTGAAACTAAACTTTATATGTGTGGATCAATAAGAAGTTGGGTACATTATCTAGAATTGAGATGTGATAAAGGAACTCAATTAGAACATCAAGATATTGCTAATCAATGTAAAAAAATATTTATAGAACAATTTCCTAATATAGGAAAAGCTTTAGAATGGGAGATATAAATGGAAAAACAAGAAAAGAAATCAGAAGATAAAGTAGAACCCCCAAATTTGGGGCCTTTAATAATTTTATTATCAATTTTAATGTGCATTTTAGTAATTTCTACATCTCCTACATTCAAAGTAGGATCTTGTGTGCGTCTAAAAGATTCAAAATCAGATCCAAGACCTACTTGTAAGATTTTAGCTTTAGAAGATAATGTTTATACTTATGATTGTCATTCTAATAAACTAACAGAAGATAGAGTTGTATTAGAAGCAGAATTTGAACTTACTCCTTGTTTGGAAGGAAAACTATGAATAAAGGAAATATTATTCTTATATTGGGATGTTTAATATCTATTGTAGGATTGTCTATTTTAGCTCTTTATGGTTTTACTCCCAAATTTAAACCCGGAGATTGTATTACATTGAAAAATCTTGAAGAATGGGATAACTTTAAATGTAAAGTATTAAAAGTAGGAAAATATAAATATCTTCTAGATTGTCCTGGTTTTTCAAATAAAAAAGATCCTTACATAAATGATACAGATTCTGAATATGGAAAAGTAGCTTGTGAATAGGATATCTGCTTTGTATTTTGCATTTAAATTATATCTACAAGTTAGATATATGCTTTATAAGCATAACATTCCTTGGAAATATGTTCATGAGGAGTTAATTTTATATCTTATGGAATTAGATACTTTTTATCTACCTAAAAATATGATACCCTCATTTATATTATTTCATATTGAAAACACATTTATAATAGAAGTCATTAAAACAAATCTAGTTTATAGAAAAAGATTTGAAGAAAAGTTAAATAGGATTATTAAATGAAAATTGCTTTATCATTCAATGATGTTCTTCTAATTCCCAAATTTAGTACAATCAAAACTCGAAAAGATGTGCTAACTAAAGTTTTATTTCTAGGAGAAGAAATCCTTCCAATTATTAGTAGTAATATGGACGCTGTTACAGGACCAGAAATGATTAAAGCTATGACTGATCTAGGAGCTAGGGCTTGCCTTCATAGATTTCAATCTATTGAAGATAATGTTAAACAGTTTGTTGAATCAGGTAAAACAGCCTATGTATCTATTGGATTAGGTGAAAATGAACTAGAAAGAGCTAAAGCTCTTGTTATAGCTGGTGCTAAGCGACTAGTTATAGATGTAGCTCATGGCGCATCCTTAGCTGTTATAGAACAAGTTGCAGCTCTTAGAGATGCTTATGGATCTTCTATTTATCTCATTGTAGGTAATTTTGCTGATATAAAAAGTATAGACAGGTTTAAGTATCATTTAAATCCTTATAAAGTAGACGCTTGGAAGGTAGGAATTGGAGGAGGATCGGCTTGTACAACTCGCATAGTAACTGGAGTAGGACTTCCAACTTTTCAAAGTATATTAGATTGTTCTAAAGTAGAAGAGCCTATTATTGCAGATGGTGGTATTAAAAATAGTGGAGATTTTGTTAAAGCTTTAGCAGCTGGAGCTACTGCAGTAATGATTGGTGGGATGCTCGCTGGAACAGATGAGAGTTCGGGAAATAGTATTATGAGAAATCTATCAATGTATCCAGGAACTGAAATACTTCCCGGTGACAAAGTGTTTGTGCCTACTGGTCAAGAACCTTTTACTCAGGGATGCCTAATTCAGCGTCCAACTCATAAACGATATAGAGGATCAGCTTCTCAAGAATCTTATGAAGCTCAAGGTAAAACTTCTGAGTGGAGAACCGCTGAGGGTGAATCATTTCTAGTTCCTTATACAGGACCTGTCGCAAATATTATTCAACAACTAGAAGCAGGGTTACGAAGCAGCATGTCTTATTTAGGAGCTAATAATCTTTTAGATTTTAAAAGAAATGCAGAATTTGTTCAAATTACAAATAATGGAGTAAGAGAAAATGAAGCCCATGGAAAAAATCATAGCTAGTCTATTTCTAATACTCACAAGTTGTGCAACTATTCCTAAACATAGATTTGAATTAGGAGATTGTATTATTTATTATAAGAGAACGCCACACCCTTTGATGCATTTTCCTGAAGAAGTTATTGATATCAATAAAGAAGGATATGTTACTAGAATAGTTCCAATGTGGCATTTTACTAGGCCAAGACTAAATAATATTCCTTTTAATAATGAAGAAGACTATCTTAAAGTTGGTTGTCCAGTTCTAATGAAAGAATACGATTAATGAAGTTTCATTATTTAAGAAGTTTGGGCTATCCTAATAAGGTATTTAATGCTAAACTAGAAAAGTTAGCAGATGATGAGTAATATACATGATCTTAAAAGATACAAAGAGGCACTAGCAATTTATCCGCATTTAGAGAAGATTCTTAAAATACTTAGTTTTACAGAAAAATCTTTATCCTATTTTGGAACGTATATTCCTGTAGCAAAAATCCTTATGGTTATTAAGTCAGAAAGGTACGTACTTGAATCTTATAAGAAAACTTATGAAGATATAAAGAATACTAAAGGATTAAAGAAATGACGACTATTTAACAAGTGTATAAAAGGGACAAAATTAATGAAAAAACTAACCGAAGAAGATTTTATTCAAGGTCTTGACTATAGCAATGTGATGCTAGTTGCTTTTACAAATACAATGGAATCCTGTGAAATTTTAAAGAACAAAAAGATTAAAAAAGCTTATGAAAAAGTAGTAGAAGCAATGGCTGAATTTTATCAAGTAATTGGTAAAGAAAGTGATAATGATGAGTAAGAAACCTGCTGGACCAAAAGTACTTATATTCGACGTTGAGACAGCTCCAATTTTAGCTTATGTTTGGAAATTATGGGATAATGACGTTGCTTTAAATCAAATTCATTCTGATTGGCATATCCTTTCCTGGAGTGCAAAATGGTTAGGTTCTTCAGAAGTTATGTACGCTGATCAAAGAAAAGCAAGAAATATCGAAGATGATAAAGTACTTCTAAAAGGAATTTGGAAACTCTTAAATGAAGCTGATGTAGTGATTACTCAAAACGGAAAAAAGTTCGATGTTAAAAAATTAAATGCAAGATTTATTCTTAATGGATTTCAACCACCTAGTTCCTTTAAGCATATTGACACTCTTGTGATTGCAAAGAAACATTTTGCATTTACTAGCAACAAATTAGCTTATATGACTGACAAGTTAAATACTAAATATAAAAAATTAGATCATAAGAAATTTGCAGGGTTTGAACTTTGGAAAGAATGCTTAGCTGGAAATATAGATGCTTGGAAAGAAATGGAAACTTATAATAAGCATGATGTGCTATCTTTAGAAGAACTTTACTACAAACTTATTCCTTGGGACACAAGTATTAACTTTAATCTTTATACGCATAGTTTACAAAATACTTGTACTTGTGGAGAAACAGAAGTTATTAGAAATGGATATTGTTACACTCCTACAGGAAGATATCAAAGATACAGATGTAAGAAATGTGGAGCAGAAACTAAGGATAGAAAGAATCTTCTATCTAAAGAAAAACTTGAATTTTTACGAGTTGGTACAAAACGGTGAAGGCAAAAGATTTTAATAAAATTATTCCTTCTCATGTAAGGATTACTAAAGACATTACCTATGAAGTCGTCTGGCTTGATGATTTTATTGATAAAAAACAATTAGGTGAATGTCGATATAATGAGAAGCAAATAGTTATCAAGAAAAATCAATCCAATTCAGAGAGTATGTCGACCTTCATTCATGAGGCTCTACACGCCGTTTCCTTTGAAACTAAAGGTTTGAATCTTACAGAAGGACAAGTGTATAAATTAGAAAGATCTTTATTTAGAATGCTAAAATTAAATAATATATTTGATTTGTTTGATAGAAAGTAGTAAAATATTTAATATGAATTCAGAATGTCCTATTTGTAAAACTTTAATCATTAATAAACCTTCAATATGGAAAAAACTTAAAGGTTTATCAACGTGCTCAAGAAAATGTCGAGGAGAATACCTTAGAAGTTACTATAGAGGAAATAAAAATCCCAATAGTAAATATCAAACTAATATTGCTAAGTTTTTTGGTTATAAAACTCTTGAAATACGATCTTCAGCAAAAAAAAGAAAATTAGAATGTAATATAACAGACAATTTCTTAGAATTGCTGTTTAATAAGCAAAATGGTTTATGTTATTATACTAGTGTCCCATTAAAATTGGTATCTAATAAAGAAACTTTTAAAGGACTTAATCAGCCAGATTTGGATGTACTTTCTGTAGATAGAATTAATAGTAGTTTAGGATATTTAGAAAATAATGTAGTATTAGCTTGTAATGCTGTTAATAAAATGAAAGGTAGTTCTTCAGAAATTGATTTTAAAAATTTTCTTAATTTTACAAATTTACAAAAAAGTGGGTGTCTTTTACAAGTTAAAAAATTAACAAGTGATGCTCTATTACCCCAAAAAAATAAATTGGGGGATGTAGGTTATGATTTATTTGTACATAAAGTTGAAGATTGTGGAACTTATATTAAAGTTTATTCGGGGATATCAATTCAGCCTACCATAGGATTTTATTTGCAGATGTACCCTAGATCTTCAATTTACAAAAGAAATTTATTTTTGGCTAATAGTGTTGGGATATGTGATAATTTATATACTGGAGAATATATGGGTATTTTTTATAAAACAAAAGATTATGATCCAGAAAAAGATATTTTTATTAAAGGTGAAAGATTTGCCCAAGTTGTAGTAGCTAAATATGAATTAGTAGAAATTGAAGAAGTCAATAGTCTTTGGGAAGGTGGAAGAGGCTCTTTAGGTTTCGGTTCTTCGGGAGCTTAATGTGGCTAAATCTAAAGGTAAAAGTGAAGTTGAAGAACTAAAAGGATTAGTTAGGTCTTTGCAAAAAGAGGTCAAACGCACTAAAAAGAGACAACATCTTTATGAAGATCTAGAAATTAAACAAGCTGAAGAAATGATTAAAGAAGAGATCGAAGAAAAACAAACACTTAAAGATGAGCGATGCCCAAAATGTCAGGGAAATCTTGAAATAATTGATGGAGCTCGGATTAAAGTATTTTTCTGCTCAGATTGTGATTATCGAAAAAGTAAACGTGTATAAATGGCTAAAAAATTTAATAGAGATGCATGGCTTATGCACCAACTTCGTAGGCTATCCTTAAAATACCCGCCACGTATTAGAGCCCTTAATAAGACAAAGACTACTTATTATATCACCTCTAAAAAAGGTACACAAGTTAAACGTGTTTCCTTTACTTGTGAATCTTGTGGAAAGTCTGGACTAAAGAGTACAGAAAAACAGATGGATCATCACCATCCCGTTTCTGATGAAAGAGGGTTTGTTGATTGGAATTTGTTTCTCATAAATCTTTTCTGTGAAGAAGATAACTGGTGTACCCTTTGCATACCTTGCCATGAAAAGAAAACTTTAGAAGAAAATACTGAAAGATTTCTTTTCAATAAAAAAACAGTTGACAAAACTAAATAGATCTTATATACTATTTACATGATCGAAAAGCTTAAATTACTTTTTCAAAAATTAAATGAAAAAGGCATACCAATCCCATTATTGACAGATCCACGAACTAAAATAGGAAGTGTTTCTCTAACTATGTTAGTGATATCATTCAATATTGTTTTAATAGGATTAGTTGGTAAATGGTCAAAATATTTAGATATTGATTTACAGCAAGCTATTTATTGGTTTATGGTTTGTTCTGGTCTTTACTTTGGAAGAGCTGTTTCTAAGAATGGCAATAATACTCAATTAGATAATAAGGAAATTAAATGAATTTTAAGATATTAAGTTTTGTTGGTGTAAGTGTGTTGGCAATGGTAACTAGTGTGGGTTGGATGTTTAATAATGTAGCAACTAGTAAAGAAGTGCTTATTCCTTCTACAAACCTTGAAAACAAAGTTATAAAACTCCAACCAGTTCCTTCTAACAACAGTTCTGTGTTACGTCTAAATCTTCTTTCAGAACAAGTTGTCCAACTTAAAGGACCTATTTTTGAAAATGCAGAATTTGTAGTTGAAGAGCTAAAACAAAAAGCCAAGACCCAAAAGGAACTATTTCTTTTGATTGATAGTCCTGGAGGTAGTGTGATGGCTGGAGCAATGATCCTATCAGCAATGGAGGCATCACCTGCATTAGTCCATACTGTTTGTATGGGACTTTGTGCAAGTATGGCTTTTGTTATTCATCAATATGGACACTCAAGACTAGCTCTTAATAGAGCTATTCTTATGGCACATCCAGCTGCTGGAGGAGTAGAAGGAACACTTGGGCAAATGAGTGCTAGACTATCTACTATTACTAGATATGTAGATAAAATGGATGCACATATTGCTAAACGAGCTAAGATTAGTTTTGAAGACTTTAAAGCTCTTACTGTATCTGAATTTTGGATTGATTCAGAAGATGCCCTTGAAAAACATTTTCTTGATAAAATTGTAGATATTAATGTTGATGCCTCTGGTACGGTATTTATTATGAAACAACAATCAGATGACAATCTTTATAAACATATGGATTTGGTTTGGTAAATGATAAAGAGAATTTTGTTCTACACACTCCTAATAACCATTGGCTTTATTTCTTTTGCTCCTCATAAAAAGCAGGTGGTATCTCCAGATCTAAATATTGCATTTGGGCTAAAGTTTAATAATAGGGGTTTTTATCCCATAGTTAGATTAGTAGATCCTATATTAAAATATAGTTGTACAGCTTTTATTATCGATACAAATTATGCAATAACAGCTGCTCATTGTTTAAATTCTCAAGGATCATTACCTACCCATGATTTACAAGTATTTTTGAATCAAACTAATCAATATGTTCCAGTAAGAGCTATGGGATATGATGAAGATTTAGATACTGGTCTTGTTATGGGAGACTTTCATTTATTTAGATCGCTAAATACAGACTTTAAAAATGAGATGGATGATTCTTCTGATTTTTTAGCTTGTGGCTATCCAAGAAATCAAAAAAGAATGATTTGTAATAAATTTACACCAGAAACTAGATCTTTTGATATAGTTAAAGGTAGAGGACAATTTTATCATGGTATGTCTGGTGGTCCAGTTATTAACACTTACACAAATAAGGTAATAGGAATAGTCGATGCAATGGATGGAGAAGGCTATGCTTATGTAGTTCCTCTTCAAGCATTCTTTGGTATATTTCCTCAAATTGAATGAATATTGAACAAAATACAATTGAAGTTAATAAGATTATAAAAAATTTAAATGATCATCTGATTAAAGATAGTTTTAATAAATCCGGTCATGCGGTGCGGTATAATTTTTGGATTAGTGATATTTTTTATACCATAGAGCCTAACGTGAGGTATCTATTAATAAATATACCTTATACAGTCTTTCTTAGACAAACTTGGCAATCTACATTATTAGCTCAATTTGAAATGGGTATAAATAAACTAAAGAAAAAATTGAAATTAGAATCTAATAAATATATAGGTAATATTTATATTACTCAGATTTTTATCTCACCAAATTATAATGGGATAGAATGTAGCATTATTGCTAGAGCTGAAGATATATCTAAATTATTAGATAACGAAAAATTTAAAAACAAATTAGAGGATCTTATAAATGAATGAAGTATTGAAAAAAGGACTAATTATTATTAGTTTGGTAGGAATTGGTGTTGCAGCTGGCAGGTTTGCAGCACCAACCAAAACTATTGAAAAAGAAGTTATTAAAGAAGTAGAGAAGATTGTAGAAAAAAGAATAATCGTAAAAGATACTTCTGAGAAAAAGAACAAAGTTACAGTAAGGTTAGTAACTATCCATCCTGATGGTACTAAAACTATTGAAACACGAATTACTGATAAAAGTGAGATTGAAGTCACACAAAACGAGAATTCTACTAAAACAGATGATAAATCTCTTGACAAGTCAATTGAAAAAGTGGTAGAGTATAGTAAAGATGATTACTATCTTGGTTTAGGAATTAAGACTAATTTGACTACTGGTGGACTTGCCTATGGACTTCATGCCCAACGTAGAATTTTAGGACCTATTCACCTAGGCATCTTTGGATATAGTGATCTATCTCTTGGAGCAAATGCTGGCATAAGTTTTTAATGAAAATATCTATATCTGACTTAATAAAAATAGCTAACGAAGACAAGGATGAATTATCCTATAATAGAATCACTACAAGTAATGATGTATTTAGATTTGTATTAGCTATGGATATTAGAGAAGGTAAGCACAAAGTAAGAACTACATTTATTTATAAAGCTTATAAATCTTGGAGTTTAAAACCTTACCCTAAGATTTCTTTTTTTACGTATTTTTCAAGTATATTTCGTAATAATAGAATATCTGATGATAAAAGATATTATGAGCTAAATTATACTGCAGTAAAACTTTTAAATAAAATTGATAATTTAAAGATAAGGATAAAATGAGCACACTAGCTGAAATATTTAGAGAAATCTATTATGATCCAATTGATAAGCTTATTGGCTATAATTGGATTGATTTAGAAGGAAACGATTTTAAATTTGAGTCGGAAATGGAAAGAGATAATTATATAAAATTATATTATCACAATAAGAAATTTAATAAAAAACTAGAGGATATTATAAATGAGTAAAAAGAAATATATGGGATTTTCAAAGAGAAGTGATTTAAAGATTAGACAAGAACTTTATGATCAAGATTATATTGATAAGCTAACAGATACTGAAAAGCTGTTGGCTTAGTAATTTTAATCTAGAATATATTAGCGGTAATTTCGACCATCCTGGTAAACGCTTACATAAAAAGAAACTTAAAGTTAAAAAGATAGTTTCTACAGGAAAAAAGAAAACAATTGATATTGGTAAAAAAGATGTCAATGATAGAAATAATGCTAGAAATAGAGATGCATTTTCAATTTCTAAAGCTAGAAGAACTTTAGATGGCGAGAAAGAAATTAATAAAGGTTCGAATAATCTTAAGCATAGCAAGCCAGACGATATGGAAAATTATTTAATAACTTTGATTGATTTAAAAGCTAACGGAAAAATTCAATTGTCTTAATAACAGCTTCAACAAATCCAGCTAACATTGCTAAAAAACCCACTAGTTTTAAAGCTCCGTTAATCATTTTAACATGAGTTTCTATAGGTTTGATTTGTTCTCTAAGAAGAGCTATATTTTCCTCTGCTAATTCTGTTCGATAAATATGATGAAAAATATCAGAAGCTTGTTTGGTTAACGTAGTACTTTGTTGATCCATCTTTAAATCTAAAGAGTCAACTTTTTGTTCAATTTTATCAATTGAGTTTTTTAACCAATCTGAATTGTCCATATATTATTCTTTTTTAGATGATATATCTTTCATTAATTCGCGGTATTTGCTATTTTGCATTAAACTAAAAATAATAGCGTTTCTGCCAATTTCATCTTTTTCAGATGCTTCTACTAACATTCGCCCTAGTTGAGTTTTAAGTGCGTCATCACTTTGGACAAGACTTTCACCAACTGATTTAAGAGCTTCAGGAGCTGAAGTAAATGCTTTATTTACACTTCTAAGCACATCAGCAGTTTTCTTATATCCTGTTGCTGCAATTGAATTTCCATAAGTCTTTGCTAACTTATTAATTCCAGCTGCCGCCATTCCTGTAGGAGTACCATGTAATGCAGCCGCGCCTATGCCAGCCATATAATCAGTAATACCAAAATCTCTATTGGTAACTTCAGAAGCGGTTTTACCAACTAGAGCATTTTTAGCATCTTTGGCAGTTCTATACATATCTTTAGCTTGAACATATTTATTTAATAAATCAGAACTGTTTGTGGCTTTTGTAACTGCATCTGCTGACTGTTCAATTTCATTATTAACAACACTACGAACTTGTCCCATTAGTTGGTCTTCTAATTTGCCAGTTTCTCCATAAGAACTTTGACTTATTAATTGTTTAAGACGAGCAGCTTTAGTAAAATCTATAGGCTCATTTCCAAACTTATTAACTGTATCAATAGCTTTTTGAAGCTTGTTGTATTCAGATTCATAAAGAGGAACAATTTCACCATTTTCAGTAAATTTATTTTGAAGTTCTTCTATCTTTTTAGCAATATTTGAGGGGTTTACAAATTTAGATTTAATATCTGGATTGTCAATTGAGTATTTAGTATCAATTTCTTTTAGTACGTTCCCAATTGTTTCCCCTGAGGTTTTTTCTAAACTTTCAACTCTTTCTAACATCACATCTGGACTAGCAAAAGGAGTAACTATAGGCTTCTCTTGAAACTCGCTTTTCTTTAATAAGTTCTTACCTTGTTCAACTAATCTATCAGTTTTAATTAGGTCTTTAACTTGACCTTTAGTAGGTCCTGTAGCAGCCACAGCACGCTTTGCAGCAGCTGTTTCTAAGGCTTCAGGTGCAGAGCCTAAAGCTCCCATAAGCTTGCCAACCACGCCTCCTGTAGCTCCTCCAAAGGCAGCTCCAGTAGCAGTGTCTCGTAATGCAGGTAGAATTTCACCTTTAGTTAAATCGGCTTCTGAACTAGCAAGTCCAGCAGCTCCACCTAATAAAGCTCCAGCTTTAATTGCACTCATTTCTGGCAATAAAGCCGAACTAGCTAATCCACCTACAACATTTCCTGCCATATAGGATTTAGGGTTGGCTTCTTCAGCTTGTTTAAATTCGCCTTTAGAAGCATCTCTATATTTACGATAAAGTTCTAAAAGTTGCTCAGGATCAGTTAGATTGCCTCCAACAGCAGCTTGAGCAGCTCCAGAGATTTGGGGAGCAAAACCTAAAGTAGCACCTTGAGCAGCACCTCTAGCTAGTGATTCAAGTTCAGATGGTAATTCTTTAGTCATCTTAGAAGCTAAATAAGCATCAGGATTGAATTCACTATTTGCTTGTTTAGAAGCTAAGTATTTATCAGGATCAAAGGCCATGATTACATCCCATGCATCTTAAGAATTTGTTGTGCTCTTAGATCATCTTTATTAGACTTAGCCCATTCAACAGCTTGTTGATCTTCACTAGTTAATTTAGGAGCTTCTGCTTGTTTCTTAGGAGCAACATACTGACCTTTAAATCCCTGTTGTTTTTCCATTTCTTTAATAGTATCTGGATCTAAACCAGTTTGAGTAGCTAAAGAATTATAAAAATCATCAGGAGATTTTTGTTTTAGTTTGTTATGAGTTCCATAAGCTTTTTTAAATTGGGCTTGAATAATCTGTTGTTGAGCAACTTCTTTTTCTCGTTTAGTAGTATCTTCAAACATTTTAATAAAAGCTTGTTGACCTTGTCCTTGAGGAGATCCAGTAACCCATTCAGCAATGGATGTAGCACTTCCTCTAGCAGTATGAGGAACCAACTCATTAATTTGATTTACAGCTGTTTGACTACCATTTGTTAACATAGCAGCTACAGATGTCGCTAATTCTCGAGTTTGAATCTTAGGAATATTGCCATCAGGAAACTGTTGCAATAGAGCTTCAATACGTCCAGCAGCATTAACTTTTCCTTGATTTTTGCCCATTTCACCAGATCTAAATTTATTAGGATCTAAATCTTCACCCATTTTACTAGCGAGCTTAGTGATCTCTTGATCTCTTTGAGTTCCTAATTTTTCTTGTTTTTGTAAAGATGCCGCATCTGTTTGAATGCGTCTATTTGCCATAGTTTCAATACCTGGCATAATTTTTTCTAGATTACTCATAGAAATATTATCTGGAATAGGTATATTAAGTTTAGCATTTTGAGCTGCAGCTTGAGCTAGTTGTCTACCAATTTTAGAGATATCACTAGTTGGATCTTCTTTAGCCAATTCATTTTTAAGTTGTTCTTGAATAGATCTAGTTTTAATTTTTTCTTGTATTAACTTTTGTTTATTCTGAACATCTTCAACTGGTTGTTGGGCTTGTTTCATTTGTTGTTGATAAAATTCTTCATCAGCTCCTCTATTTTTAGCAAGAGGAGTAAATGCTCCACCAAGAATTTGTCCTGATCTAACAATATTAGCATACATTTGTCTTCTGTCTCTTTCCTCTTGGGCATCTGATAATTCTTTATCTGATCCACCTAGAAGAGCAGAAAGAGCTTCAGCAACACTAGGCTTCTTTTCTTTCTTTTGATCTTTTATAATATCTATTGCTTGTGGAAGAGTAGTAGCAGACTTAACTGGAGTTTTTCCAGTTGCTTTATCTTTTATGTCTTTTAATCTAGCTAGTTCTGAAGATGTAGAAGATTCCTCCGATACTGGAGCTTCTTCGGATTTAAACTGAGGAAGTTGAACAGTTTGATCATCTAAACCAGCTTGTTGTTTTTGCTGCTCTTGTGCTATTAAATCGTATATACTAGCTCGGTTTTTTTGCTGACCTTGTTTTATTAAATCTTCTAATTTAGTTTGATCTTCATCATTTAAATAAGGCATTATTTCTTCTTTCCACCCGTACTAGAAATACTATTACTAACACTATTACCAATGTTTGCTGCAGTTTGTTGAGTTTGGGCAGCTTGTTCTTGATAAACCTTTGACATATCCTGCATTGCGCCAGCTTGAACTTGACCAAGTTTAAGTTTATTTTCAAAATCTTTTTGTGCTAAAGATTTATTATATTGTTGTTCTTCATTAGATAGTCCTACATTAGCATTACTAATCGCTTGTTTATTAGCAAGATTTTGAGATTGCGCTTGATTTTTGGCTTGTATATTAGCAGTATGAACTTGCTGAGCATTCATTGAATTATATTTATTTATCACATCCTGAGCTTGAGCTTTTTGAGCTTCTTGTGAAAATTCTTGAGATCCAATTTGTCCGCCAAGTTGTCCAGATTGCATAATAGCTTGTAATGCTCGTTGAGAAGCTTGTGCTCCAATATCTAGTCCTTGTTGAGATGCTCTATTGGCAGCTCCTTGAGAAGAAATTAATCTTGCAGCAGTTTCTTCACCAGCTCCACCAATACCTCTTTGTTGCATTCCTTGCAATATACTTTGTTGTCTCGCATTTTCTTCTTGCGCAACTTGATTTCTAATTTTTGATAGAGCAGCTTCATCTTCAGGTCTAAGTCCAGAAACACTTAGTTGTTGAAGTGATTGTAATGCTCCCATTTGAGCTTGTTTAAGTCTAGGATCAACTTGTATATCCTTCATTAAAGAAGGAGCAGCTTCAATAGCTTGTTGCATTTCAGGAGCTACTTCACCAGCTGAAATATATTTTTCAAGCTGAATCTTCATTGCTTCAGCATCAGGAGTATTAATATTTTGAAGTTTTAAAAGTGCATCTTTTTGTAAATCAAGAGCCGACTTTTTATCACCAGCAGAAGCTGCTGCACCAGCAGCACCAGCTGTTATAGCTACACCAACTGCGATTAATGCAATTATTGGCATATTATAAAGTCCTCGAAAAAGATGAAAGGTTATCTGAAACTCTTGTTAATCCCATATGTACATATTTATTTTTTAATTTTTCTTCTAAAGCATAACCAAAGATATTTTTGTAACCTTTTGATCTAGAGTAAGAAAAAATGTGATCCCAAAGTAAAGATAAAATAGATTCTAAATTTATAGATTTAAACTTTGGATTTTTAATACAAAGCTCTAAAAAACAAATTTGCTTACTTTGAGTAAACAAAACACTTTGCGAAATTACTGGCTGATTATCAACTTCTAATATGAATGTGCCATCTTCACAAAACATTCCTTCTAGAGGTTTAGGTTGATTATAACCTTCATACCAAGAGCATAAAGTTTCAAAATCGCTGTGTTGATAAGATCTAATATTGTAATTCATATTATACTACTTTATACTTTCTTTTACCACCATGTCTTTCAATTTCACCTTGAACAATTTCCAATGCGTTTAACATGTCATTTTTTCTTGATATATAATATGGTCGAAACTCTGGTTCAACGTTTTGAGCAACTTGATCAAATATATTTGCCATATTTTGAAATTGTACAACAGCTTCCATAGGATTTTTGGATATTTCGCCGGGACTATTTATCATAGAATTTGCATCCTTTATGAGATATGCACCTGAGCTTCGTTTTATCACGGGGTTTAATCCTTTTCTTGGGTCTTTTAATAAAGATGCGGCTTGTTTAACATATTGATTTCCTTGCGTCAAATCCTCAAATATCTTATTTAAATTTGATTTATTTTGTTGTTGTAATCCTTGTAAAGTTTTTTTATCAACACTATAAGGATCTTCTTTAGCAAACGATCCTGCTGCCGTATTACCGGCAAATGACTCTAGTACTTTACCCCCTTCACCAGTAATATTTCCACCAGCTAATTTACTTAAAGCTTGAATTTCAGCTTGTTTTTTAGGAGTTAAAACATTTTGAGCAGTTGCTGTAGTTGTTCCTTGTTTAAAAATTGTTGCCAATTGATCAGGATTAAGAAAAGTCAAATCTTCTAGTGTTAAGCCTAATTTAGTTAAATCAGCTTGTGAAATTTCACCACGTAAAGCTCTTTGTATAGCTTGTTGAGTAGTTGTGGATCTTTGTTCATCAGCCTGTTTAGCAGCAGTACTAGCTTCTGTTCCAAATACATTTATAGTTTTTAGTAAGGCGGCTAGAGTATCGCTACTAGTTTTTTCTGCTTCAGTTGTATAACCTTCTGCTGCCGTTTTGGCGGAATCAACACCTGCTTTAATATTGGTAGAAAGACCAGCAGATAATGGATTAACTTCTTGAAGTTTTTGTAATTGTTCTGGATCACCTTGAAGTAATAATTGATCAAGAGATTGTTGTCCATGACCATAAGTTGGAGTATGATAAAGCTTATTAAGTAAAGCAAATCTACCGTGTTCAGTACCAGCTAAATTCGCAGTTCCTTGAAATTGTTGGGCTTGTTCTAATAGTTGTTGTCCACCTGACAATCCTGTAGGACCTCCATATGCAGCATTTGCCATTTTTTGAAAAGCAGATAAATTATCTTGACTTTCTACAAATTGAGAAGGATCAGCTAAAGCTTGATTTACAAAATTTGGATCATATGTTGTTCTTCCAGCTTCAGATTGGGTATTAAATGCTTGGTGCTGTTTTCCTAATTCTTGATCAATATTTCCAGCTTTTCTTGATAAATTTGAATAAATCTTACCAGCTAATCCTCCACCTTGTTGATTAAATCCTTTATTAGCATCAATATAGGATTGAAGATTAGTAAAACGTCCGCTAGAAGTAGGAGCAGATTTCACTGTAGGAGCAGCAGCAGATGATTCTGGAGCAGGAGCACCACCTAATTGAATAGGTTTAGGAGCGCTCGCATCTGCAGGAGCATTAGGATCATTAGGATCATTAGGATCTTTTATTGGCTTTAAATTTTGAACTACAGCCATGTCATAGCCTCTATACTTACTTGTTAAATTTTAAGTGTATAATATTGCGCGTAATTGATAAATATTATTTACTGCTAACCCTGTGATTTTACTAATAGTTATTTGTCCACTGCTATCTCTAAAAGTTATAAAAGGTGTAGAAGTGGGTGAATTGTCTACATTTGTTTGATTTGTTGCATAAATTACTTGCATACCAACACAAGTAGATTTTAAACCAGAAGTTAATACCAAAGAACTTTGAGGAATACCGTTTGAATCTACAGTGACAGTAAAGGTTTTTTTTGCTTGGGCTAGGTTATCATCAATAGATAGGTTCTTATCTAAAATATTTAATATCTCATCTGCAAAAATATTAATAGAAGATGCGATCTTACCTACTAAAGCCCGTTCAGCTTCAGGAAAATCTTCAACAATAATACGTTTAAAACTTTGAGGCTTTGACATCCTATCTCCATCCACGTTGTGAAACTGGATTAAAGGAAATAGAAATACCATATAAAGAAAATATTTCTCTTGCATAGGAATGTTGAAATCTACATCTTAAATAGCGCAGTCTTTGTTTTTCTCTTGGAATATAAGTTCTAAAAGGAACTCCACTTCCATTACCACCAAATATACCTTGTCCAAATATTGTATTACCAAATGTACCAGGACCATTTCCATTAATATCTATAGATTCAAAATCAGCACTTAAATCAGAACTATAAGAAACAGTTGCCTGAGTAAAGCTACTATCTTCAAATATAAAAGTTCCTTCACTTGCTTGTTTAGTAATAGAAACATCCGTTAAAAATTGTGGAACAAATTCTAATTCTGTATTAATATGATTATATACTATAACGGGACCGACGATTAAAGGATATTCAAAATTAGTTGTAATTTTCGATGTTGAGGTATTTACAGATAAAACAGGCAACTCATAAAAAGTTGTTCCTGATGAAGACATATAGTTACTATAGGAAACACCAACGTCACTATTTAATAGAGTTATTAAACTATTAAAATTAGTTTGTAATGCAGAAAATGATGCAGATCCTAATCCAATTAATGCAGTATAAGAAGCATTGGCTGTAAATCCAACAACCGACTGTCTTCCAGAATCATCTCTAATTTTTGTAATTAATATATCTAATTGACTACTTAAATTTATACTTGCAGAAGCTGCCAATAAAGAAGAATAATTTGAGTCACTTAATAGACTATCATTATCTAATTTAGTTAATAACCTATTAAATTGATTGATTGTTAAATATTGAGTTTGAATTAATACATCACTTATAGATATATTTGAAACAGAAGAAAGAGATATAGATGTTCCTACTACTCCTCCTGACAAGATAGTTAGATCAAATTCTCTATCTGCAAAATCAGTTCTATCAAAAGTTTTTCTTTCTTCTTCAATATAATTAGTATTAATTGGTCCAAAATATAATTTATCATTACTAGGATTAACAAGTCCACATCTTTTTGATAAGTCTAAAATAGTCCAAGTATTTGTAAAGGTATTAAATCTCAAACATTGAGTAGCATAAGTATCAGAAGTATTTTTTACCGTTGAAATATAGTAAGCTCTATCACTTTCGTAAGAAATTCCAAAAGTTGCAGTAGTAAAGTTTGTATATTGAGTAGTCAATAAAGGAATTAATTTATCTTCAATTGGACGACTAATAATAGAAACGCCACTATCTGAAACAGTATTTATACCTTGGTTACTAAACATGTAGATTAAATTATTAAGAACAACAGCACTATCAGGAGCTTTTATAATAGTACTAAAATCAAAAGGATAAACTTGAAAAGGAGCACTAAGTCCAGAAAGACGATATATCCCTTCTTCTTTTAGAATAAATAAACTATCCCTTAGTCCTAACACTCTTATAATTGCTTTATCTTTAGGTCCAACATCAATAAAATTTAAAATTGGCACAGCTTCTGGTTGTTGGAATTTACTATAATACATCCTATTTGGAGAAACTTCACTATCAGAAGATACGGTACTACCGGAAACTGGTAAATTTGGTGTAAATTGTATACCAGTACTTGATGCGCTATTAACATTTAAATAAAAAGCTATTTGATCTAATTTTCTAGCTTCAAGATTCATTGCTCCAGGAATTTCATCAACTCCAGAGAGATAAAATGCATTAGTAATTTCTGTTGATTGACTATTAATAATTCTAACCAAAGATCTTGCTGTTTCATCTACTTGTTGACTAGGCGTAGCAAATTGAGAAAGAGCTACTTGTTTGGCCGAAATACTTTCAGTTGCAAAAACTATGGTTGTTCCTACATTAGAAGCAGTAGCTGATTGCGATATTTCTATTGAAGTTCCACTTATAATTCTAACTATATAAGTTCCATCTTCAAAATCTGCACCAGAAAGAGAAAGACCTGCTGTTAAACCGGCAGTGGTAGAAATATTATCGACTGTTGTATTAGTATGAGTATTTCCAGTTAATGAGGTCGTTTTAAAAGTGTATGTATTGGTTGTAGTTCCATCAGTAATAGTAAATGTAGAAGTTCCAGAAACAAGTTGTGATGTAGATAATAAAGAAAGATTTAATTTTTGTTTAGTCTGAGTATTTGCAAAAAATGTATAATTTTTAAAAGAGGTGATATCTTTGGCTAAAGGAGGAATGTCGTTAGCTTGAGCAATACCTTCTCCACTATTTGCATTAGTATATAAATTAGCTCCTCTGAAAGAGCTAGGAGTAATATCTGTGACTGTTAAAAATCCTGCAGTTAAATCTGAAATGGAAGGATTACTCTCATATACTAAAGCTTGCTCATCACCTGGATCAATATCTAATGATTGAACGACAGTCAGAGTTACTCCAGTATTTGTTGCGGTCGCTGCATTAGATATAACAATAGAAGTTCCACTTGAAATAGAAGTAATTGTTGTTGATGCTGGTATTCCTGTTCCAGTAATCACCATTCCCGAAACTAAAGAAGAAGTATCTGCTATATTAGATATAGTCGTATTAAGATTAGTAGTGTTTCCAGTAAAAGCAAATGTACTAACTGTAGAAAAAGTGTCAGTTCTATAAACTTGATAAAAATGTGAAGTAGTTACGACTTTAGGAATCGTTATTCTTAAATTAACTGTTTTAGAAAGTGTTGCATTTAGATTTTCTATAATGACACGTTCACTAGGTGTCCCAAGAATAAGATTTTGATTGGCGTCCTTTATTCCCCAAACTATCCTATAGGCAATAATACTACTAGGACTTAAAAATCCAACATTATTATTAATATCAGCTTTTAAATCTAAAGCTTTTATACCACCAGAATTAGTAATTACAGCAGAAGATAATCCTGAAGCAGATAGAACAGATATTTTTTTAGTGCCTTCTGAAGACGTAAAATAAAAATTACCATTTTGTTCAATACCTTTAAGACGTAATCCTGTTGATACTTCTTGAATTTTAAAAGTAAATGTTATAGTTATTCCAGTAAGTGAAGAAGCTGTAGCACTAGAGATTACAATTGCTGTATTGCTAGTGATTGAAGAAATAGTTGCAGTAGAGGGAATACCTGTACCCGATACAAACATTCCTACAAATAGTTGTGCGGTGCTAGAAAGATTGTCAATTGTTGTGTTAGTATGAGTATTTCCAGTTAATTGGAGACTAAAAGGTGTAAATGTGCCGGTACCATTACTATCATACTCTAATTTTTCACCCGCAGATGCTCCATAATGTCTAAGAAGTCTACCTTTATAATTTAATAATTGATGAGCAGTATTAGATACACTACTACCCATAGCGCTACCATAGATTTTAAATCCGCGTCTTGATTCAGCAATATTATCTCTATTGATAACAATGTTACTTGCAGTTAAAAGTGCGCCTTGGGGAATACTGGACAAGAGATTTGGAAAAGAGTATAATCCCGCAGATTTTAAAAGTACGTTCTGAGCCATTTAATATCCTGATCGATATCTTTGTATTTTTGCATTTCTAAGTAGGCCGCGCATATTGACAACTTTTTGTGGATTACCTTCAGATCTATTATCTATTAAAGTCCCAATATTTTTTTCCATTTCAGAAAGTTTAGCCGTTGCTAATTGAGCGCCTTGAAGATCGCCTAATGCTTGCATAACTCTTTGTATCACCCGTTGAACAAGTACTTCATGTAAATCAGAAGGAATTTGAGGGATAATACACTCACCAGCAAAACTAAGATAATCACCTAGAATAACTGTTGAATCAACATCAGTGCTAGTAACAGTAATAGTTTTAGTAGTAGTATTAATTGCAGTAGGGACAATATCAAAACTTATTGTTTTGTGGCCAGGCCTTCTTTGTAAAAGATCTAACTTAGAAGTTAAAGAAAATCCAGAAATTGTAACTCCATCTTGAACAAAAGGAGTAAGATTTTGGGGAATTTGATCTACTGTATAAGTTGTAGTAGTTGCACCAACAGAAATTCCTGTAATTGTAGCAGCTCTTGATTCCTCTACTAAATCATTAGGACGTATATAATACGTAAATACTAAAGAGCCAGAAGGAGTTGCACCAACATCAGGTACCAAAACTACTTCATTTCCTTGGAGATAGAAATAAATAAATCTGTTTTGGAAACTAGATTGCTGATAAAGAGGCCTATGATCAGGACTAATACGGGACATTGATCTCAATTGGCCTTGAGTATCTTTATAAAATACTTCTCGAAATTTTCCGCCAGTTGCTCTATAAGGTATAGCATAACTACTCTGATTTGCAACTATAGTAATAGCGGCACTATCTCTAGTAAAATATTCCTCATGATAAATTAATATAGCAGGAAGCATACTAATCTTTAATTCTTGATTAGCCATAGCTAAAAAATCTGCATCAGTGAAGGTATTTTGGCTAGTAGGAACCATGCCTTCACGTTTAACAGTTTCTATTAGAGAACTTGAGGTGAGATAGCCAACCGGCATGATCTACTCCTTAACATTACAATTCATATGATTTTGAAGCAACTAACTTAAGCTTGAGATTTTTTAAGTTTAGTAAGAAGCATTTGAAGTTGGTCAATTTCTTCAGAAGAAAGTTCACCTTCTGCTTTTTCTTCTTCAGGACTTTCAGCAGATTCTTCCATATCAGATTCACCTTCTTCAGATGCATCTTCTTCAGATTCGCCTTCAGGACCAGAAGGATCACCAATAAGTTCTTTTGCCTTATCAAGACCTTTAGCAAGACCTTCTGTAGAATTAGAGGCTACTTTAACTTCCTTCATTTTTTCAGGAGAAAGATCACTCTTCATCATTCTAGTCATTTCATCTTTAAGAGCTTTGAGCATACTCATTTTACTCTCTTTATACATAGGGTCCATTTGTTTGCCCTCTTGCTTTTTCTTTTCCATCAATTTCATCAATTTTTCCATTTTTCTATCTCCTGTTTATTTAATTAGTAATCCTATTAAGATTACGGTTTCTACTATCATTATTCCCCATACCAATAGAGGAACAACTTTAATCTCTTTTTCAATTTCTTTAATAACTTCTACTTCTTTTTCAATAATTCTATCTTTTAAAACTTCTATATATTTAGGAATTTCTATAAATTCTTTTTTTATAACTTCTTTAATAATCTCAATAGGAATTTCTATAATTTTCTCTTCAATTACTTTTATTTCTTTAATAACTTCTACTTCTTTAATTCTCTCAACGAATTGAATCTGTGTTCTTTGAAGTTGATATTCTAATTCAGAAATTCTATTTTGTAAAAGAATAGCAGAATTATCATAAACGAAAAGAGGAGAAGAAATTTCTTCTACAGGAGTATTTGCTATTTCGGTATTTTCTTTGGGTCCTAAATAAATTTTACCCATTATACGCCCTGTTTGACTAAGTAAATATTAAAAGTTCCAGAAGTGATAGCAGCAGCAATAGAAACTCTTGCACGTCTTGCAACAATAGAACTAGAAGCAGTACCAGCAACAACAGTTCCATTAACTAAACTAGGAGTGATAGTTAAAGTGGTAGCGATCCAAACATTGTCTGTATCAGAAGGAGACACTTCTAGAGTACAAATTTGAGCTCCAATAATAGTTGATGTGGTAGCTGTATAAAGATTAAAAGATTTGTATCCAGCGCAATCTGCAGCATCAACAATTACACCAGTATTAGCATTCGTAATACTAGCTTTAGTTGAAATACTTAATCCTTTTTCAGCAATATTATCACCATCAGCAGCATCTAATGCAACAGCAAAAGTAGTTCCAGAAGCCAATTCAATTCTAATTGAATCTGTACTTTCATTGTATATCTTTTTTACTATTTGACCATTATCTAATAAACTTGGACTTGGATTTGCCATAAAAAACTCCTATTAAACCGAGGTAACGATTGATCTAAATTTTACTGTACCAGATACAAAACCAGAATAATTGGCATCAGTATATTGAACTTGACCTGCCGTTGTAATACTAAAAACTACTAAAGATGCATCACCATTACTGGTTTGTGACATATCCCAAGAAGCTCCTTTTTGTATGCCTCTTAATGTAAATACTTCAAATAAATCAGTTGTTGCATCTATGGCAACAGAAACTAGAGCATCAAAAGATCTAACAGTGCTATTGGAAAAAGAAAGACCTGTCACATTTGCTGCAGCAGCTTGATTATTAGCTAAAGAAAAGCTTGTCTCTAGAATGTCACCAGATGAAGAACTAGCGAGGATGAGCCAACTAGTCGTAGAACCAGCATCTAACTTCCTATAAGTCAATCCTGTGCTTGTATTGAGATATATAGAACCCTTTGGTGCAGAAGTAGCAACAGATGTTGGATCTACAGCACCACTTAATATTTTTGCATTGCCAAATAAATCAATATTGGATTTAAGAGTTTTTGCATCATTTCCACTAAATATAATTGGCGCGCCCACTTAAAGTACCCTTCGGTAGTGTATAGTATTAACCATACAAGTTTAATGAAATTTCTCCGACACTTGCTGTAGCAGAAACAGCGCGTATACTAATTCTTGTCCCAATTGGCACGTTTCGTTTAATACGGCCATTCCCACCAGGGAAAACTAAAAATTTATCAACTTCTGAAGCAGCTGCTCCAAAAGCAATTTTTAGCGTCTGACCACTAGAGTCAAAAATTTCAATTTCTTGATATGCGGCAGCTGTAGAAGCTATGAGTTGAACATAAGCAGCTGTTGTTACATTTACAGTATAGTCATTTCTTACAAATTCTGAAGAGGTAAATCCAAGATCAGAAACAGACCAACTACCAGATTGAGTTGCTGATACAGTTCCAGATACTGGTTGGGTTACTCCAGAACCGTCTACTAATAAACGAGTTGCAGTCACTGTTAAATTAGAAGGAACCTTGGTATCAATAGAGCTGAGAGAAGAAATTTCGGTTGCTTGATTAGCTGAAGTAGCAGCTCCTGTAGGTAAGGGAAGAGATGCTGCAGATACTGGTTGTGTGACAGCCGATCCATCAACTTTTAGTGCATTTGCAGCAGTTACATCAGCATCATCTGTGCCATCAGTAATTCTTGTATATTGAGCTTTATTAGTTTGATTGGCAGAGGTAGATGCACCAGTTGGAAGAGAGATAGTTCCTGTAATATTTCCTAGTGTAGTGACAGCAGCTAAAGTAGAGGCTGGTTTTAAAAGAGTATTAACTGAAGTATCAAGAGTTGTAAGAGAGGCATCTTTTGCTACTGTAGAATCAAGAGCTAAAGCAGAAGTATTTAAGTTAGTACCTGCATTTGCTATAACTGAAGTTAGTGGCGTTAATGTAGTTATTTGTGCAGCAGTTAATACTACAGGAGTTGAAGCTGCTGCTAATGCTTGTCCTAAAGCTGGAGTTTTAGTGTCAATAGAGCTAAGAGAAGAAATTTCAGTTGCTTGATTAGCTGATGTTGCTGCACCTGTAGGAAGTGGAAGAGATGCTGCAGATACTGGTTGGGTTACAGCACTACCATCCACTTTTAAAGCTTTAGCTGCAGTTACAGTAGCTTTATCAAAAGACCCATCACCAGAAATAATATCAACTGTATTAGCAGCAACAGATGCAACTACATTAACGCGAATTGCGCTGTTTACTTCATCTCCTGCTAATTTTATTAACTGACCAGGATCTAATTGACTACTCATTGTTATTTACCTTTTTCTAGTTTACTTTTTAATTTAGCAAATATAGGTAGTTTTTTTCCTTTAGATGCGTCATCGAATTCTTTAACTACGGATGGAGAAATACCCTTCTGTTTGGCAGTTAAAGTATGAAAAAATTTACGTTGGGCGTCCGATTTGTACATTTTTATATTCCGTATGATTTTTTAGGTTTAACATGAGCTAAGGATTTACCCGAATGAGGTGCCAGCCTGATCTTGTCAGACGTGAGCGTTGTCATGTCAGTTGCTCACCTTGGTGATAATGAACTTTACGTTACCTGAAACGCTGTTCGGTAAACCGCCATTCGTTCCTGCGTGAGGTCGAATCACCTGCCCCGCAGAAAGATAAACCGTGGCGCCGACATGCCCGAAATCTGCGCTAACGTTCATAGACAGTTGAACTCTGTCGGCAGCGGTTATTGTTTGAATGTCGGTAGTGAGTTCCGTTGAACTAATACTAAATCCAAAAAATGCAGTCGTTGAGGTGCTGCCATCGGTGTATCCCATGGCGTAGACCCCATCCTCATTGATGGTCAGGGAAGCCCCAAGCGTTGCACTATCGGCATAAGTAATTGCGCTGCCAATAGCTTTCGGATTATTTGTAAACCGTCGAATCTTAGTGTTCGTACTACCCATTCCGTTTCCGGTATTGAGCCAAATTTCACTCCTCGGATTCTGACTCCCCACCGCGAGCGCGTTCTCGGATACGGTGATGTCGAAGAAAATGGCCGAAGATTGAAGTGTCCCGGACCCGTCAAACCAGAACCCCGGCGAAGTAAACGTAGAGTCTGTTGGCGCCACAACGGTCGCAATGCCAGTTGTCGGGTCATAGTGCCTAGCGTACCCAAGGGCAGAAGTGCTGGCATATTGAGATGGGCTTGCGTCTACTGCCCCTGTCCTTCCAGTGGTGGAGAAGAAGTCAAACCTGACATTCTTATTCTTTCCAACAAAGATTTCATATTTTGTTGGGCTGTTATTTGGATTGACGGTGGCCCATGCCGTTTGACGGTAGATTTTAATCCCGTCGGCCACCGAGGGGGCTGCCGTAGGATCGCCGCTTGTTTCAGTGTAGGTGGATGCGGAGACATTCCTAAGATAGCTTCGATACTCACCAAGATTCGTTGGAGCAGAGCCAGTGACCCGCGCCCCGTTTGCAAGGTAGTTCGAAATCTTGAAGGTGGAGCTTTGCGCCATGGTGACGTTTGTGGAGCGCCCCACGATAGGTACACGGGCGGTAAACGAGTAGGTGATAGAATTCCCAAGACTCCATGTACCACCAACTATCGAAGGATCTATAGATGCCTGACTTACAACCATAGCTAGATTAGTTGAGTTATAAACCTTCATGTACCCGTGCGCTGAGCCCTCTGGGCCATAGCTTGAGAGCGCGGAAGCCGAGCCTACGTTACCGCGTTCTTTTGTTGTGGATACATCGGCCTTAGCGGTGTCGATAGTGAAGCCGGAAGGGAGCGGAAATAGATATGTCCCACTTCCTGCGGTCCCCGCGGTTGACGTAGATAGAGAGTAATTAATCGTCATCCATTCCCCAGCCATGGAATAGTATGCTGAATTGACTGTCACGGTCCCTAGTGTCGGGGCCGTTGTTGTCGCACCGATTGTGAGAGTATAGGCCGTGGCATCTTGTCCAGACATCCCATAAGCGGCAACGCCCGGCGACACACTGAAATTATCCGCCTGTAAGGTAACCGCCGTAGTCGCAGTAGATGCGAAGTAAATCCCGAGTCGGTATTGTTGATTAGCCGGTGTTGCGGCGCGTGCGGTAGTCGGGAAGGTCGCAGTTACAATCCCATTTGCGAGAACGTCATTGTTGTACGGCGTAATCAAAAGAGAGTTTGTTACGTCGTAAACGAACACCTTTACGTCACCCTGAACGAGTGAGCCGGACACGACGTTGAGCGCAAATGTAATGGTTGCATTCGCACCTTGATAAGCAGGCTGTACGTTAAACACAACGGAGCAACCCTCTCCCTGTTTATTAGCGGCGGTCTTGACGATCGAAAGGCTAGCGGAGCCATCAAGCGGGTTAGAAGTCGAGCGCGTACAGGTGACTGCGGGAGCACCGCCCGTGAGGTCAACAGGAAGCGAAGCTGCGGCGTCGGCGAAGGCGAGCCAGTTACCTACCGAGATTTCAAAGTCGCGGTCATCGGTGTTGTCAGGCGACCATGCGGAAGTTTGGCCAATGAAGTTGACGCCCGAACCACTTCCAGCACCAATTTTACTTTCAATGCCAGAGGAGTTTAGGTTATATAGGCTTCCATTTGCTTTGGTGTAAATCTTATTTAAACCAGCAGAAGGATTGGAAGGAGTTGCAATTTGAGTAACAGTGAGAGCATCACCAATAGTTTTATTAGTTAAAATA